ATGGGCACCATATCAGAGCGAACGCGCAAGAATGGTTCGAAATCATATACCGCACAGATCCGACTAAAGCAAAAAGGCGAGGTCGTGCATACAGAGGCCCAAACATTCGACCGCAAGACGGTCGCGAAGGCATGGCTCAAAAAGCGGGAGACAGAGCTTGCCGAGCCAGGCGCGTTGGAAAGACTGAAGGCCAAGGACCCCATCCTGGCGGATGTAATCGATGAATATATCAGCACGTCGCTGAAGGCGATGGGCAAGACGAAAGCACAATGCTTGCGTCTGATCAAGAAGCATCCGATCGCAGCGAAGCGCAGCAGTACGATCGCCAGTCCCGACATCAGCGGCTTTGCCAAGGATATGAAGAACGGTTGGCTTCCCGAAGGCGAGGAAGATGTTTTTGAGGCCGCTGCCGGCACGGGCGAAGTGCGCCAGCCGCAGACGGTCGGTAATTACATGTCACACCTTGGATCGGTCTTCGCTATCGCTCGGCCGATGTGGGGGTATCCACTCGACAAGTCCGCCTTTGACGATGCCGTGACGGTGACGAGCCGGCTCGGTATCGTCAGCCGAAGCCAGGAGCGCGATCGCCGGCCGACGATAGCCGAGCTGGATAAGCTGCTGGGCTTTTTTGCCGAGAGGAAGCTGCGCGCGCCGCAATCATCGCCGATGGGCAAGATGATCTTGTTTGCGATCTTCTCAGCCCGTCGGCAGGAGGAGATCACCGTAATCCGGTGGGACGACTACGAGCCGGAGCATGATCGCTACCTGGTTCGAAACATGAAGCATCCGGGACAAAAGATCGGGAATGATGTTTGGTGCACGTTGCTGCCGGAGGCGCGGGCGATCATTGAGAGCATGCCGAAGACCGCGGCCGAGATCTTCCCTTATAATCCAGGTACTATCTCGAGGAATTTCACTGACGCCTGCAAGATGCTGGGAATCGAGGATCTTCATTTCCATGATCTGCGGCATGACGGGATATCGCGGCTCTTCGAGCTCGGCTGGGATATTCCTCGGGTCTCGACGGTGTCGGCGCATCGGTCGTGGACGAGCCTAAAACGCTACACTCACATTCGGCAAATTGGGGATAAGTATGCGGGTTGGACGTGGCGGCCCGCGTAGGCGGGTAAAACAAAACCCCGCGAAGCGGGGTTTCATCATCGGGCGATTACCGGACTTGTCCGGCTTTTTCTAGTTCGCGTTGAAGCGTTTCAGAGAATACCTTAGACGCTTTGGCGACGACTGTCCGCGTCGTCTCTTCTCGCTGCTGCTTTTGTACGATCAACGGCAGCTTGGAATCTGACGGCCGCCGGCGGCCGGTTGCGGATTCTCGTTGGTTAAGTGTTGCCATCTTGGTCTCCATCCGAATTTGCGGCTGCATACTCCGAAAAGTAGCCGTTTACAAACCGCAAGTTTCTGTCCGGGTTAAAGTAGTGCTTACGCTTCACCCATACAAAGCCGTCACCTTTGGAAATGACTGCGACATCAATAGCTCCTCCTACAGTCTCGATCTCGCGTGAAACCCGCCGCTGCAGAGACGTCAAGCTCACGAGACTCTCAGCGAGGTTTGCGAGTTCATCTTTTGGCAGGCTCATCGCCATGTCAATGATTGGTTGAGCAAAACGTTCCTTGCGCGTCATTATGTCTGCGTCCCAGAATGCTTCAAAAGCCGCGTCGGTGGCCGTTTCTAGCGCCGGCAACATCGCGTCCAACTGCTGCTGATCGGTTGCAAAAGCGGTCGCGACGTCCACAGCATTTTTTAACAGCAAGGCATGAATATTATCTTGCAGTTGGACAGCGTAATCCGGATCGATGCCTTCCATGAAGCGGTGCACCATGTCCGTCTGGGCGAAAGGTACAATGGCTCCCGTGTTCTTTCGGGTTACATCGATCCGGCCCGCCTCGACACGTTTCAAGCGGTCGCCGATTATCCCGTCGATCTCGAAGCAAATGAGTGACGGCAGAAGCTCCTTCTCGCCAAACCCAGCGACGACTAAGCCTGTATGCAAGGGCGATGGTCGGCTTTTGCGGACGGCGAGAATGGCAAGTTGTCGAAGGTCGGGAATTAATACCGCGTGTTGCTGGCCCAGGCCAGAACTTGCAATCTGATCAACGGCGCTGTGGTAGTCATCGCCAAGTCCTAGCCACTCTTGTTCGGTCAGGAAGTCGGCGCAGCTTTCAAGATCGCCGATATGAAGAGCGATCTCAGCCTTCAACTGTTCGATCGTGTCTTCAGGGCTGAGGTTGGCGCGTGTGAATTCAAAATATCGGCTGACAACCTCCGCCAAAGCGCTCTGTGCCAGTCGTCTCGCCAAGTCGATGCCGTCAGCTGGCGGAAAATTAAAGAACGTCGTGAGGAACGACAACAGATCGTCCGCCCATTCAAATATGGTATCGAATTTTTTACGTGGGTTTCGCCGACGATATTCCTTGAGGACCGTCTCCCACGGAAAGCCCATGAATTCGGCATTGCCGTAAATCATAGCTCCTACAGGCTCAGTTTTGGAAAGCGAAAACAGCTTGTTGACGGTGTCGTAGGTTTTTTGACGCCCTTCGATAGACAGCGTTACTTTACTGTCGGCTGCGAGCGCGATTGCCGATTTGTTTATTACAGCTATTTCTGCCGTCACGTGGATGCTCCCCAAATTCTGCCGCAGAAAAACATGATTCTACTTAAGGGAGAAGAGGAGTGTTGCCTTTTCTACCGATGCAACTGTCGGAATTCCTTCAGGGCCGCTTCCCGCCGCTGATCAAGATACTCGGCAAGGTCCTGCAGATAGATGCCCTTCTGGCACTTCTGGGACGTCTCCGCCCGGACAACCGGTATCGCAATTTCGCCCGTGCCTACCTTTCGCAGGAATTTGTCCGGCGTCAGGTGGTTGAAATAGTCGCGGCACACGTCCTCGACGGGGATGACGGCTTTGCCGCCATATTGGGCGAAGAGCAGAAACGATGTGGAGAAATGGGTTTCGTTCGTGGCGGTCACTTTGTTCTCCTGGCATTCGTCTCGTGGGCGAGGGCGCCGTAGGTCGTAATTTTCGCTGAATTGTTCATCGGCCTCGTCTCCATTGCTCGAAATCGGCGCGGAGATTCTTCCAGCGCGCGGCAGCGGCTTCGTCTGTGTTGAGCTCCGCCATCGACTGGATGTCGAGGATCGAGCGGACGCGGGTCTTGATGCGCTCGGCGTCGGTGGCGTCGCGAAGGTCGTGGCGCTCGATCAGGTATTGCCGGAAGGCCTGGTCGGACTTGCATTTCATCGCGCATTCGGTGGCGAAGTTCTTCGGCTTGGGCTGGCGGCCGGCGAGTTCGCGATAGGCGCGGCTGCATCGGTCGAGCAGGTCGAGCGTCAGGGTGAGGAAATCGGCCGAGGCGACGGCGAAGGCCAGGAAGGGCGCCGACGCATCCGCTGCGAAGGTGGCGATCGGCCGCGGTTCGCCGTCAGCCGGGTCGCGCACCATGAGGCGGGTCGCCTCGCCGTCGGCCTCGGCCCACCAGTCGCGGCCGACCATCTCCATCGACAGCCGGATCTGCTCAAGCTTGCGCTTTTCCGCCTCGGTCGCCATCAGGGGGCTTTCGCCTCCCGTGGGGGTAATGGGCAACGGACATTGATGACCAGAATTTCCGCGGGGTGCTGGCAGAACTGCAATCGCTGAGTTGCAATGCCGAGCTGACGTGACAAGATCGAGTGCTCACAAAGGGGAGGAGTGGTATCCATGCAAGTCAAAAGCACGTTCCGGGGCGAGTTCACTAATGACGAAGTTTTAGAGAGGCTGGACGAGATCTTTCGTAGGTATGAAAATCTCACACCGCGCGGCATCAGAGTTAGCAACAGCCTGTACCAGAGGGGGATAGCGGGTGATTTTCGAGGCATCCCGATCGCTATGGACCAAAAGCTATACCCTGAGGACCAGATCGAAATTGTGTTTGACGATGAGTGACTAAGGATCATGGGGCGGATCCGTCGGTTGTGGAACGATCGAGGCGCTCAATCTCGGCGATGATGAGCGCGGCGGCCTTCACCAGATCGCGACGGCGATCTGAGGGTTTCCACCACTGGCGTTCCCATGGCCACAACTCCAGCCATGCCGACCAGCCGTTTATCGATTTACCGGTTCTAGTCAGACCTGCGGGCATCTCTGTCGAGGAACGAGCGCTGTCGCTTGCGGCTGCGAACATTGCATAGCAAGCGCCGGCAAGGGCCATGCTCCTATCGCTGTGCTTGTCGTCGTGCGCCGGCGTCCAGCCTTCCGCCTCGACCTGTCGCCGGCGCTCGGCAGCAACGTCTATCGCGGCCTGAGACCCTGCCAAAGGCGCGGGAGCTTGACGCGAAGCGACCATCAAGTCGTAGCAACCGTTTATGATCGCCCCGCGATCTTCGGGGCTGACCAACGAAGAGACCCCGTCCGAATGGCGATTGTCGGTCAGTCTGGACAGCGCTTTGATGAGATCGGCGATCTCCGCCACTTGCGTCGGAGGATTGCTGCCAAGCGCTTGGCAAGCGATCATCTGCGCGGCATCGAGATCCTTCTCAATGGCAATCTCGCCGAGAGCCTTCATGTAGTGGCGGGCGAGAGGTCGGAAGCGCTCGGTCTCTTCAATGCGGTTGCTCATCGGTCCATCTCCATCGCTCTCTGAAACATGATCGGCTGCTGGTCACGCGGGATGCGGTGGACGCCGCGGGCCATCGGATGTTTGGGGAAGCCGTCCTTCGTCAGGCCGAGGCAGACGAGGTCGACGAGCTGCTGGCGGGCGCGGGCCTTGAACCATTGGTCGCGGCCGAGGTAATCGCCGCCGTTGCCCCATGCGGCGAGCACGGGCGTATTCTGATAGCGGGCTATGATGAAGGCGCCGTCGATGAACTGGTTGCAGCGCGGGCCGATCGAGTCCTTGGCGCCCATCATTTCCTTCGGCGATGAGGAGCGCCATGCGTGCAGGTTGACGATGATCAGGCCGCCATAGCCCCAGAGCTTAGCAAACCAGATGAGCACCAGGATCGTCGGGTCGTTGCGCTCGGCGTCGGCGTCGGATGGGTTGAGCATGCAGACGACGAGGATGGGCTTCGACGCATCCCAGACGCGGCGCAGCTCGTCGCGGTAATAGGTGCAGTCGGAGATGGCGGCGCTCATCTGCATCGCGGGGAAAAGGTCGAGGGTCATGTGCGCTCTTTCCCAGTGATGACGAAGATGGCGCCGCTCGACATGTGTAGCTCGACCTCGTCGCCGCGCTCGATGCGGGTGAAGATCGCCTCGAGGTCGCTTTCGGCGTCGAACAGGAAACTTTCGAGCGTCGAGACCTTCGCGCGTAATTCCTCGATCGCCAGCCGCTCGCGCCGATATTTGGCGCGGCTGTCCGGATGCTGGATGTTGATGTGGTCAGGCATCGGTTGCTGCCTCCTCACTCGAAAGAAACGTCTGGCTGTTCAGCGGCAAGCCGAAGAGACTGTCGCCCGCCTCGACGATCGGGCAGTCGGATGCGGCGAGCAGCTTCATCGCCAGCTTGTCCGGGATGATCTGATGCGGCTGCTCAAACCACCAGACGCGGCGTCCGTCAGTGAACTGCATGTGCAGTTCGTCGCCGGCGCGGATGCGTGCGATCACGTGATCGGGCTTCATCAGTTCGACCTCGCCTTGCGGTGCGCAGCCACCTCGGCGGTGTGGAATGCGACCTGCTCGTCTGCCTGCGCCGGCATCATGGTGGCGATGATGGCGGCGCAGGCAGACGAGCAGGCGGCCATCGCCTCGACCTCGGTCAACACGCCCGTGCTGACGCCCTCGGTCATCATATCGATGATCAAATCGCGGATCTTGTTCTGCGCTTCCTTGCTCACAGCAGGCTCCCCCTTTCTCTCGATTTGCGGCAGTCCGGGCAGAAGTGCTGCCAGGTGCCGGCCTTCTTCTCGATCAGCCAGCGGGCGATCTTGGCGACGCGGACGGCCTTTTCGCGGGCGGCGCGGGGATCGGCGTCGAGCACTGATTCCATCGAAGTCCGGCAGCTGTCGCAGCTGATGCCGGCCGTGCCGGCGACGGGGTCAGTTTTCAGCATCGGCCTTGCTCCTTGAGAGCGGCAACGAACATGCTGATGCCGGGAAGCGAAAAGGGACGATCGGCGACGCCGCCATGATCACCGGCGACCACGCGGCGGATCGTCACCACCTTGGCCGGCAGGGTGATCTCGCGCTGGCGCTGGGCGAGCAGGAGAGGGCGGCCGGAAAGCTTGCGGATATGGACGGTCATTCGCCCCTCCAATTCCAGAGGCCCTGCAGGCCGCTCGCTGGCGCCGGCGGCTCCAGCAGCTCGATGTCAGTCAGCGGCCAGCCCCAATTGAAGGTGCCTTCTCGATCGCTGTCATTGCCGGCGTTGTCGCCGAATTCGTGCGCGCAATCTTCGCCGCTCTTCGGCTCGCCGACGATCGCGGTGCAGAGCACGTGCGAGAGCGGCAGGAAGGACGGGACGGCGCTCTTGTGCTGCTCAAGGATCTTGTCGAGCAGCGGGATGGCAATATCGGGCTTCAGGCAAGCCGTTGGATGCCGGCCGGGGTTGGCGAGGTTGATGCGCAGCGCCAGGACCTCGGAGCGTTTCATCGGCCTGGCGCCGGCGTGGATGGCGATGCGCTGGCCGATCAACGACGCCGGCGGGCGCCAGCCTCTGAACTCGTAGGGCTTTGCCTCAATCGCGATCAGCGTTGTCCATGGCTGCCAGACAGTGAGGGCTTTCATCATCATCGCGATACGATCTCCTGAAGCGGGGCGTTGGCGACTTCGAGGAGGATATCGGCGTGGCACGGCTCGCCGGGCTTGCACCAGCAGGCGAGGTTGAAGCCGCGCAGCGCCTTGGCGATGTCGACCGGCGTCGGCACGGGGCACATGCGGCGGTGATTATGCGGGCCGGGCGAGATGACCTCGGCCCGATGGCACGCGACCGCATATTCGACCGCTTCCTGTTTCGTCGAGCAGCTCTTGACGATGGTGCCATGGCTGAAGACGTCCCATAGCGCCGGCTTGGCGAACGGATCCTTGCTGAAGGCGTAATGATTGCCGAAAGGGGACGTGCGGTCGACCTTGACGGCGTCGAGGCCATTGGCAGCGCGCGAGGCTGCCTGCAGATTGAAGCCTTTCTCGCGCGACAGCTGGATGCGGACAGGCGCGGTCATTGGACCACTCCGACCTGCGTCAGCTGGCCTTTGCCCTCGACGATGTTGAAGGCGAAGACGAATTCTTCCTCAGACCACCAGCAGGCGTCTATGGCGTGAATGCCGGGTTCCAGTCCGCCGTCGACGACGAGTTCCTGCAGGGTCGGCTGTATCCCGTCCGTGTCGCGATCGACGCGGAAGTTATTCGCTCTGATTGGGATATCGCGATCAGTTTCGAAGCTGCCGTCATCGCGGACAACAAGCTCGAAGTCGCCGTAATAGATCGATGCACTGAACTTCACCACCAGACCGTCGACCAGGCGAAGGATGCTGAAATCTTCGTCGATATCCTCGTCCTGCTCCTCGACCGGTCGCAACATCCAGCCGAGTTCGGCGTGGTGGCAGATGAAGGCGTTGGGATCGTTCTGCAACTCGGGCAGTTCTTCATCCAGCCAATCGGAAGGAATCCACTTTATCTCGTCGCTCATCGGCCATCGCCTTCCGGGCTCGGCTGCATCCGCGCAGCAACAAACATACTGATCGGCGGCAGGCTGATCGCCATGCGGGTCGTTCGGGCGGCGCCGCTCCTGTCCGTCGCGGTGGCAGTGATGCCGACGATGATCTTCTCATCCCGGATTTCGAGATCGGGAATTTCCGGAATGAGCCCGTGGCTGCGGCAGTAGACCCATGCGCAACCGACCGTCCGGCCGTAATGGCGGTCGATATCGGAATAGCTCATGCCGATGCGCAGAAGGTCCGTGACCTCCTCGAGCGAGAACGGCTTGCGCTGGCCCGGCTCCGGGGCGACCGCGTCGATCAGGCCGAGCTCCGTCAGCTTTTCGCCGAGTGTCGTGCGGTGCACCTGGTAGCGCTTGACGATCTCAGAGCGTGTCACACCTTCGGCGATCAGCCGGCGAAGGGTTTCGTCATCCGGAAGCTTTTTCGGTTTCGTCATTCTTCGGCACCTCGGGTGAAATGGGCGGGGAGTGGCGGGAAGCCGTCGTGCAGGCGGCCGTCGAGCGTCCGGCCAGCGCGGGCCTTGGTGACGCGGAACATGCCGATCGGCTCGCGCATGCCGTCGCAGCTGGGCTTCGCCTGCCGGCCGTCGACGTCAAGCCAGATGGCGTCGTTCGTCGCCATGGCGCTGTTGTGATGGCCGTTCTCGGCGCTGGCGATGATCCAGTTGCCCCACTGCTTGAACAGGAAGGGGACGTCGGCCGCCGCGCATTGGTCGCGCAGGGCGTAAACCCAATGGGGATGCATCGGCCGGGCGCCCTGGCCGCTTTCGCCACCCGCGACGACCCAGTCGAGCTTCGGCCCGTCGTCGAAATCCGGTCCATCTGAATACATGACGCCGCTTTCGCCGGTGAGCCAATTCCAGATGCGTTTGCGGTCCTCCGAAACCCCTGAAAGGAATAGGGTGTTGATCAGCGGCTCGGCGCTGATCCAGCGAACGGCGGCAGGCGTGTCGAGCAGGATCGGGATGCGCTCGTCGGCACGCTTCTGATCTTCGACAGAGACGCCAAGCCAGACGTTCGGCAAGGGCATGTGCGGCCATGGGGCGGGCGATGGGATGGGGAACTTAAACTGCAGCTGAGCGGCGACTAAGAGATGCCCTCCGCGACGGCCGCCAGTCAGGTATTCCCGCATCCGCTCCGGCCGCTTGGTCAACACCTGGAAGATGTGCTGCGGGGCAAGCGCCATGACGGCGAAGACCTTGTCGATCCATTCGTCCGGCACGCCTTCGGCGAAGAGATCGCCGTGGGCGCAGACGAAGATCATCCGCGGGCGCTTCCAGCGAAGCGGCTCGTCGAGCCATTGCTCATTGAAGCGAACCTCGCCGGTCCAGACCGGGCCGGCCTTGCTGTCGCGCGTCAATCCGGCGCGGCTCGGGTGATGTTGCAGGCGGGTGCCGGCGAGCTTCATGGCGTAGCAGTTGGTGCAGCCTGGCGAGACGATGGAACAACCGGTGACCGGGTTCCATGTGGCGTCGGTCCATTCGATCTTGGTTCCGTCAGCCATTGGTGGCCTCCTTTGCCAACTCAAGAACAACTTTCGCCACATCGAACGGATCATCCTTCCGGCCGACATAGACGGCGCTGTATGTGCCGGAGCACATGGCGACGGCCTGGTTCATGGCCTGAATGGTGATGAGGAACTTGGTTTCCTTGGTGTCGGCCAGCTGCAGCACCGAGTTGATGGCTTCTGCCACTCGCACCCGCGCAAGGTTGGCAAGGTCGCGTTCCACGGCGCCGTATGGCATCGTCTTTGGGTGCTTACCCATTGGCGCTGCCCTCGGTCTTGCCGGCGGCCGGGGCCGTGTCGCCATATCGGAAGGTGTCGACGCTGCCCTCCACCGGTTCGCCGGTTTCGAGATCGACGACCTTCTCCGTGGGTTTTGCCGGCGGCGCGTCCACAAGGGCGGCCAAGGCCTCAATCTCGTCGGCCGCTGCGCGCAGGCGCGCGGCGAGTGGGGTATAGCCGCGCATGCCGCATTCGCTGAGAGCCTTGGCTGCCCGGCCGAGGGCGGCGTGGTCGACACCCCAATTGGCGAGGCTGTTGGGTCCGAATGCCGCCTCGAAGGCTTCGAAGTTCTTCGCCTTGTCGTCGAGATGGGCCGTGCGCCTCGCGGCCGCTTCCTCGATCTCACGGTTGCGGGTCTGGCGATGCTTCTCGATCTCGTCGGAAACCCTGTCGCGCGCCTCGCGAGTGGCTTCGTTGATCATGAGGCGCATCGTCTCGTCGGCCCGGCGCAGCAAGGCGGCGAGGAATGAACGGGTTATCGCCTCGGGCTCGTTCTTGGCGGCCTCGCGAATGGTTTTCCATGCGCGGCCGTCGAACTCGCGAAGGCCCCATGCCGGCGGCACGTCAGAGAGATCGTCGACGACGCCTGGCGCCGAGTGCACGTACCAGCGGTCGCAGAAGCGGGCGATGGCCTCAGCCTTGCGGGGATCGGCAGCTTCCCGCTTCCAATCTGCCCGGCTGATCTTGATCTCGACGCCGTGCAGCTCCAGCCCGCGGGAGGGCCAGAGAGACATGATAACGGCGTCGGCATAACGGCTGGAGTTGCCGCCGGTGGCGTTCGACACTTCCCACATGATGGCATATTCGGGTGCTGCCCAGCGCTTCGACATGGCGAGACGGATATCGGCGGATGTCAGTTTGACCAGCTTGGGTTTGGGAGAGAGGAGGTCTGTCATGCCGCGCTCCTGTCGAAGCGGACATGGCTGCCATCCGGGCAGACCATTTCGAGTTCATGCGGGACGCGCCGGCACTCCGCCTCGGCCTCGGCACGTGTGTATTTGCCAGCCGCGATGCGGTCAGTGGTGTAGCCGGCATATTGCGAGCGGTAATAGGCGCCATTGCCACGCGACCAGATCATGAAGGTCTGCTCGCCGCCGAAGATGATATGCTTCAGTACTTGGGCGCGCTGGAAATCCATTCGCTCGACAGCGATCGAGAGTTCGCGCTCCATGCGAGACCGGCGAGCGCCTTCGTTCCTCTTGATACGAAGCCGGTCCGGCTGTGTCGCAAATAGCGTGTGGCAGGATTCATTGAACAGCTTCCCGCCGGCGACCACCCACCACATATTGTTGATGTTGTAGAAGGCCGTTCCACGGATTATCCGCCCTTTGTGGTCCGGGAACCATACCGTCTGACCGTGCTCCAGTCGTGCGCCATCTTTTGATGTGCCGTTGTAGTCGTATCTGCAGACGGGCCGACCGAGATCCTTGTCCTTATGCCAGCTCTCGGCATAGCTCTTCTCGATGCGTTTCATCGGCGGCAAGGCTTGATCGTCCGATCTGGAGATCTTGACCGAAGCGACCGTTTCCAACCAGGCGCCAATGCGGCGAAACTCAAGCTCGACGCGCAGCCGATCGAGATGACGCATGCGCTTCATCTTGTCGAAATCATACTGTCGGCCGTTTCGATTGGATTGCGGCGCGGTGACGGACCAGAATTCGACATCGACGACGCGGCCGGTCAGCCCGATCGTGCAGCGAAGCGTACCGCGTGCGCCCGCGCGACGATCCGGGCTGAGGCAGCGATAATGCCGGTGCGTCACGGGATCGCGCCTGATCGACCAACCGCAAGCCCGCATGCGCCGGATCAACACCGCATATATTTCGGAGCGAAAAGTGGCGTCCTGCGCATTGTCCTGCCAGATGCCGATACTCGAATCATGGATACGGACGTCGATGGGCTGTCTCAGCCGTTCAGCTTCCTGGCATTCCATCAGCCGTTCCCCCTGACGCGTTTGATCTTGGTGATGATGCCGTCGTGCTGGGCGACAGCAGCCTTGGTCGCCGACGAGCTGTCGGTCGCGTGAACGTCGAGCTTGGTGCCGTCCTCGAAATGGACGCGGAAGAGAGTGTCAGCCATTCGTGCCCTCCGGCTTGAAACCGGCATGGACGTTGATCGCGAGTTGCAGCAGCTCGGCGATGTCGCGGACCTCGGCGTCGGAGCGCTCGCGGTTGACGTCGACGACGAACACCATGTTGCCGTCGGCATCGACGAGCGTTCCGCAGTGGGTCTCGTCGTGGCGCAGCGGCAGGCGGATGTTCAGGTGGCTGAGGGCGGCGGAAAAGAGGGTCGAAGCGGCGACGGCGGTGTGCTGCGGCATGGTGAGGGCGCTAGTTGCCATGGTGCGCGCCCTCCCGATCTGATATCGCCCTCGCCGCGGCGTTGCGCAGCGACCGATCGTCGTTGCGGCAGCCCTTGGCGTCGATAACGGATATCAGGGCGTGGCAGAGGCTGATGACGATTTCCTCGCTGACGAGCTCGGCGATGTCGCCGTTGCCATCCAGCAGGATGACGTTAGCGGCCTTCAGCTCGAGATCGGCCGAGCCGATGTGTTCCATGGCCTCGGCGACATGCTTACGTCCGGCGGCCTCCACCTCGGCCGCGACCAGGTCGTCGACGTCACAGACGAGGCGCAGCATCGGGCGCGGTGGTGCGCTGCGCGGGAAATGCAGGATCTCGGCCATATCAGGACCTCCGCTGGCGGAGCCGGAATGGCACGACATTGCCGCTGCTGTAGCGGCCCTCTTCCTCTTCCCGGCTGATACGGCCGGATAGGCCGCCGCAAACCATGATCGTTGCGCAGTCGAGCAAGAACCAAACGGCTATGATGAGAGTCCAAGTCATGCCGTCACCTCAGGTAGATGTCACGAAGAAGGAGTGCGACCGCGAGCGCGACCACGATGAGTGCGATGGGCGCGGCGAAAGCGTCCACGGCTTGAGACCAAGTCATTGCTGCGTTCTCCATTTGCTTGGGAGCCCCTTGCATCCGTTTCGGCAACCGCCCCGTTCCTGGTCGGGGCGGGAGCCGAAGGGGATCGTCAGGCGGCGACCTGTTCGGCAAGGCGAATGCGTTCGGCAACGGCGGCGGCGTTGCGGGCTTGGCTCTCCCGGCTGATGCCGGCGCGCTCGAGGTCGATGTCAGTCATCGGGCCGCGCTCCTGGTAGAGCTTGAACATCGCGTCCTGGTCGGCTGCATCGGGATCGACGGCGGGCGCGGCTGGTGTCTTCTTTTTCGATTTCATTGATTCGCTCCTTGAAATCTCCCGTCTCCTGCGCGGCCCGCCGCCGGCCGCGAGAGTGCGGACCGGCGGCGTTTCTGCGCGCCGTCCAGGTGAGGGAGGAGTTCACCGGACGAGCGGAAACATAGAGCGGAAATGTTTCCGTCGTCAAGTACGAAGCGGAAATATTTCCGTAACGCGAAAACAAAAAAGCCCCGCGCGGTGGCGGGGCTTCGAATCGCTTAGCTTGTTCGGGGTCGGTTAGATGCCGTAGATCTCGTTATTCGTGAGCACTTTATGGATGCTGAGGACCGTTTCGCGGGGAAGGTCGATCTCGGCTGGAGGGTTGTGTTTGCGAATCGTCACTTTCTCCGCCGTACGGCGGATGAGAATGCCGATCGTCGCCTCCATGGCGCCTTCTTGATCTATCTGGCATTGTATCACCACCGCGTCGCCGATCCGCGCCGGTTTGTCCGGATGAATGAAAACGAGATCGCCAGGCGCGTATTGCGGCTCCATCGACGTCCCTTCGACATATAGCGAGTAGAGATTTACAACGTTCGTCAAAGTCGGCGGTCGCCTCACGAAATCAACATGATCCGCAGTTATTTGAAACGCGCCGCGCAAGTGAGATCCTGCGGCGGTTCCCCTTACCGGGACGTCGTTCGGCATCTCGTGGCGCGGCGGCGGCGTCGAGGAAGCTCTTCGAACATCCGTCTTCACGGCAGCAGGAGTTTCTCCGCCACTTAACAACCACTGCTCGCTAACCTCAAGAGCAGTTGCGAGGGCCGTGAGACTTTTTCCGCTTGGCATGGCGTCGGGATTGCCGAGCAATTTGCGCAGCATTTCCTTTGACAGGCGCGCCTTCAGGGACGCTGCCGCTGGGGTCAAATCCAATTCTTCCAATCGCTTACGGACGCGATCATGCAGTGTTTCGCTCATGAGCGGAATTCTATCCGCGCCAGAGACTTGTGAAAGGGGGAAAAAATTCTGTTGACGTGGCGGAAAATGTTCCGCATGTTCCGTTTCCATGATGACCCTGCGCGAACAACTCATTCTCGTTTCAGACAGCTTCGGCTTCGCCCGAGGTCTCGGGCGCCAGCGTGTTTCGACGATCGTTCTCAACCGCGGTTCGACCCTTGACGGGGTTGCAAGTGGCGAGAAGGACGTGACGACAGGCACCTTCGAGCGGGCGATGCAGTGGTTCTCCGACAATTGGCCGGAAGGCACCGAATGGCCGCAGGATGTCCAGCGGCCGGAACGTGCCAGGGAGGCCGCATGACGATTCTCTCCCAGACGCGCGGTTATTCACCCCGCGCCAACTCGCGCCAGACAGACAGACCTTTCCTGTCTGGCGCCTTCTTCTTTCAGAGGTGCGCCGAACGACGTGACCGCGGCGGTGGCGTCGGCTCTCCCCTCCCGGCTGTGACAATTCGGGCAGTTGCGTCACGATTGCCGGGTCGCCCGTCCGTGCGTTGCAACAAGCTGCGGACAACCCTGATAGGCCGGGGTGGCAGGGGCTCAGTTTCCGGCGAAGATCGCCGCCTGCATTCGGTCTTGTACCTGTCATCGGGTCCTCCTTGATCCAATGAGACCTTAAGCCGCCCGCCAGCGGTTTTCACGGAATCATTCCAGTCCAGTTTTTTCCTTGACAAATTCAGGGGGTATCGTCGTGCGATCAATTTCCGACAAAGACAGCGGCGTCATCAAGGCCGCGACGGCTGCAGCCTACGAGGCGATGGGCGGCGTGAGCCGTGCAGCTGAGGCGCTGCTCGTGGGCTCGTCGACGCTGACGAAATATGCCTCGCCGAATGAGGAATGGAAGGACAGCTTCATCCGGCTGGACCTTGCTATCGAACTCGATCGCCGTACCGGCCATCCCTTCCTGCTCGAAGCCATGACTAAGCTGGTCAAGAACGCGCCGTCCAAAAGCTTCGGCGCGCTGACGGCGAGCGCCGTGTTGCGGCTCGACGTCGTGCTCGACGATGTCGTGCGCGAAGTCGTCAAGGCGATCGAGAACGATCACGTCGATGCTGCAGAGCGGCTGGCGGTCTGCGAGCGCATCGTCGCGGCGCAAGCCGTGCTCGCCTGCCTCTTCGCGCAGATGACGGGGGAGGCATGATGCCGGAGATTTCAGCCGCGAATGAAGTGATCGCCAAGATCTGCGATCTGCTGTCCGACCACAAGAATATCGCCGTCGGCGAGATCATGGCCGCAGCGGCGATCGTCGCGATCACCGCTGATCTCAGTGACGACCAGGCGTTGGCCGCGCTGCAATCGGGCCTCAGGGCCATCCGCGAAGTTGGCCGCCAGGCGGCAAACTGATGCGCGGCGGCCCTGAGGGCTGAGAGTGACCGCCACGCAGGGGCGTTGCGGATATTGGGCAGGATCTCCGCCGCGGGGGCGGGATGACACGAGGGGATTACCATGGGTTTCAGCATGATCGTGCCAGCGCCGAAAGCGAAGGCCGGCACACTCAAGATCTCGACGGTATCGATGCGCGGCGGCCCCTGGCGGCTGCAGATCAGCATCCCGTCGGCGCTCTTCACGCTGCTCTTCAAGCAGGCCGAGCAGTTCGACCTGCTGATCGGCGAAAACGGCGACAAGGGCAAGCTGATGCTCAAGCCGACAACGTCCGGTCATTTCAAGCCGACATTCATGAAGCACACGGTGATCTTCCGCCTGCCGGAGACGGCATGGACGCCTCAGATCGCACTTGCCTGCGAAGATCCAAAGCGGCGCGAGGCTGAGGGGGGGGCAATCGTCATCGACCTTCCCGAATGGATGGAGGAGGAGCGCTGGAAGGCCATCCAGAAAGCGCGGCAGCAGGTTTCGCGCGAGCGCGAGACAGCGCCGTTGCGGGGTGCCGTTAAGTGAACCGCGCAGGCAGGCTAATCGATCTGCGCCGCAGCACCGCTTCTCGCATGCTGGAAGCGGCCGAGCGCGACGGCGTCGTCGACGATACGACGCAGCGCGAGCGACAGGCCTGCCTGAGGCTCAATGCGCAAGGGTTGTTGCGTCGTGATCGGAAGTTGGCCTCACGCTGGTATCCGGCCGAGGTGCGGCCGTGAGCGACGACATTCCGATCACGATTTCCATTCCCGGTGGCCCTTCGGTCGAGACGACGCTCGGCGGCCTCAAGGCTGCCGGCGATGCGGCGGCGAAGGGGCTGCTGCCAACGGCTCGCGGCGACGCCTCCAACCTCGCCGCCACGATCGATCGCGCCCGCTCACTCTTCAGCGAGGGGGATTACCAGAATGCACTCTGGCTCTCCGAAGCGGTCTACGATCAGTCGAAGGCTGCGGCGAGCTACGCCAAGCGCATGAAGCTCAGCGACGAGCTGATCGGCAAGGCGCGCCGCATGCAGGGAGACGCCCTGCTGATCGAGACGCGGGCGAAGATGGCGCTCGCCGATCAGTTCGACGAGGCGCAGAAGGCCGGCGTGGTAGCGGTGCGTGGTCGCCCCAAAAACATTCCAGACGAGAATGTTTTTCGGCTTGAGGATGCAGGCGTCTCCGCCAAGGAAATCCACGAAGCGCGCAAGCTGCGCGACGCCGAGACGAAAGAGCCGGGCCTAGTCGAGCGGGCGATCGCCGCTCGCATTCAGGCCGGACTTGAGCCCAGTCGGGCCAACCTGCGCTCGGCGGTCGGCACGGCCTCGGCCAGCAAGGAAGAGCGCGGCGACAATTTCTATCAGACGCCCGTCGAGGCGACGCGCACGCTGCTAGCCTTCGAAAGCTTCTCCGGCACGATCTGGGAACCATCCTGCGGCCTCGGCGCGATCTCGGCCGTGCTCGAGGCGGAAGGTTACGAGGTGATCCTCTCCGACCTGGTCGACCGCGGCATGGCCAATGCCGACGGCGAGCTCCAGGCGGTGGGCGACTTTCTGACCAGTCAGCCGGAAGCGCCAGGCGAGGGGCCTGATATCGTCACCAACCCGCCATATGGCGAGGTCTTGAACGACTACGTGGCGCATGCGCTGCGGGTGCACAAGCCGCGCAAGATGGCGCTGCTGCTCAACCTGAATTTTCTCTGCGGCTTCGACGACGACGACCGCAACTTCGCCATGGACGATAACCCGCCGGCGCGCGTCTACGTGTTCAAGCGGCGCCTGCCGATGATGCATCGCGAGGGCTGGGACGGGAAGAAGGCGTCGAGCCGGATGAATACCGCCTGGTTCGTCTGGGAGCGGCAGGAAGACGGCAGCTATGGCGACACGACCGTCATCAGGCGCGTCGACTGGAAGGAATTCCAGGATGCGGCGCCCTTGCTGCCCGGCGCGGGCGGCAATGCGAGCGGCGTGCACTTCGACGAGTTCAAGCGGGAGACACCGCGCAAGACGCTCGACGAGCGGATTTCTGAGAACGAGGCGCAGGCGCTCATCTGGTGCGCCGATCAGGCCTGTTTCGATGCGGTCGCATTACGCCGCGCGATCGGCGTCCGCCCGTCGACGGCCGAAGGAATCATTCACTGGATGCTCGGCAAGCGGCTTATCGATCCGACCGAGGGCGGCTTCAAGATCTCCGAGGAAGGTTGGCTGGCGCTGCAGGCGGAGGCCGGGGTGCTCATGGCAAGCGATGCGGTCCGGAGGGCGGTGGTATGAAAGTCGATTTTTCGCCGACCATGCTCAAGCAATTCCTCGCCCTGCGTGTTGCCATGATGGTGCGGCTCGACTTCCCGTCGCCGCCGCGCAGCGGCGAGAAGGCGGCCCTTGCCGATCTGCGCAAGCGCTCGCACCTGACGCGCGATGACTTCGACCTTGCCTGCAAGGGTCAGCTGAAATCGGGCGTGAAGCGCGCGAAGATCTGGGCGGCGCTCTGGATCGACCCGGCGAGCCTCGGCATTCGCCTTACCGACGATGGCGGACAGGAGGGCGGCCATGCAGCCTGAGATCGACCGTGCCCGCCTTTCCCGCGACGTCCGCCGGTGGCTTTCCGACAATGGCCTGACGACGCGCAGCGCCCAGCAGTTCTGCCCCGGCCTCAATCCGGCGATGATCTCGCGGGCGTGCAGCCAAAGCGTCCTTTCGGCGGCGAGCATGCTGGCGCTCTGCGCGGCGATGAAGCGTGATCCGACGATCTACCTCGTCTTCCTCGATAAGCGAAATCAAACTGTTACAGCAAATGTTCACCGTGAAACGCGAGGGGCGGCATGAGCATCGAACTCGGCGGTTGGGTGCTTCCCTTCGGCGTCACCATCGTTGCCTTCGGCTTTGCGCTCGCCAGCGTGAAGGCCGGCGTTCCGTTCTATGACCGCATGGTCAACATGATCTTCAACATGCTGATCCTGTCGCTCGCCGCGATCGCCTCGCTGTCGACTTGGATCGCCTGGGTGCTGGTGATCCAATGAACGACAAGCTGCCGATCGTCGAGGGGCTGACATCGAGCAATGCGCCATCCGACTGGGCGCTGTGGCTGATGCGCTGCCCGCTCGGCATCATCCATCGCGAGCAGGCGACGATCCGAACGATCCTGCGCGACCGCGGCTTTGCCGCCGGCGTCGACTATCTTGACGCGCTGCTCGCCTATTCCAACGCAACGAGACTGGCGGACGGGACATTCCCGCCGACCGTCGTGATGCCCGTGCACATGGCGGCCGGGGCAATGAGGGAAGCGGCGCGGACCGCCGAGGGGGCAATATGAATTCGATCTCTATGCCGAGGAGCTTTGGGCTCGACAACCGCATGACCGTCGTTCTTTTCGCCGGCATGGGTGGCGGCTGCGACGGGCTGGAGGATGCTGGTTTTCACGTGCACCTCGCGGTCAACCACGATCCGCTGGCGATCGCCATGCACGAAAAGCGCCATCCGCACACGAAGCACCTGCGCTGCGACGTGTTCGAGGTCAATCCGAAAGAGGCAACGCGCGGCCGCGGCGTCCGCATCCTGCATGCCTCGCCCGACTGCACGCATTTTTCCGTCGCCAAGGGGTCCAAGCCTGTCAGCAAGCGGCGTCGCTCGCTGGCGTGGGTGATCCCGCGCTGGGCCGGGCAGGTGCGTCCCGAGGTGATCACCATGGAAAACGTCCAGGAGGTCAAGACCTGGGGGCCGCTGATCTGCAAGCGCGATCCGAAAACGGGCAGGGCGCTACGCCTCGACGGATCGGTCGCCGCCAAGGGCGAGCGGATCCCGGTGCACGAGCAGTGGCTGATCCCCGACCCGAAGCACAAGGGCCGGATCTGGCGCGCCTGGCTGCAGCACATGTTCGGTCTCGGCTACAGCTTCGAGCATCGTGTTCTCATCTGCGCCGACTATGGGATTCCGACGATCCGCAAGCGCTTCTTCGGCGTGGCGCGCGCCGACGGCGGGCCGATCTACTGGCCGGAGCGGACGCATGCGCCGCGCGACAAGGCGAAGGCGCTCGGACTCAGGCCGTGGGTCGGCGCGGATACCATCATCGACTGGTCGCTTCCGGTGAAATCTATCTTCGACCGCAAGAAGCCGCTTGCGCCGGCGACGCTGCGGCGCATCGCCCGCGGCGTCATGCGCTATGTCGTGAACGCGAAAAGGCCGTTCATCGTGCCGATCTCCCATGCCGGCGGCGACCGCGTGCACGCGACCGATGAGCCGTTGCGGACGCTGACGACGGCGCATCGTGGCGAGCTGTCGTTGATCGTTCCCTCCATTGCCGGCGTCGGCGGCAGGATGGGGCAGTCCGTCGAGCGCTCGGTCGAGGAGCCGATGCAGACGGTGACCACCAAGTCCGATTCCGTGCTGGTCTCAGCGCATCTGACAAAATTCCGGCAGGGCTCGGCCGGCGCGGATCTGGAAGAGCCCTTGCCGACCTACACGGCAAACAATTTCCACAAGCGCCCAGGCGGCGCGCCACCGCTCGGCGTCGCCTCGGTGCACATGTCGACGATGCGCAATTCGCAGAAGCCGTTCGGCGCCGCCGACGAGCCGCTGCATACGGTGACTGCCGGCTGGGCGGGAATATCGCTCGTCGCGGCCACGATGGTTCAAACCGGATATGGCGAGAGGGAAGGTCAAACACCTCGGTCGCTCGACATCGAAGAGCCACTCGGGACGGTGGTCGCTGGAGGCTCAAAGGCTGCCCTCGTCGCGGCTCTTCTGGCGCAGCACAACAACGATGCTCGTCGTGACGGCGGGGTGCATCCCGGCCGCGAAATCGAAGAGCCGCTGGCGACGCTGACCGTCAACCCGCAACAGGGCGTCGTCACGGCTGCCCTTGGCCGGCTGCGCGGCAATGACAAGGTCGGCCAGGGCGTGGATCATCCGCTTCCGACGCAGACATGCGGCGGCGGCCACGAAATGCTGATCCTGCCTTTCCTGCAAACCTATTACGGATCCGGCGAGAACAGCCACAATGTCCGCGATCCGCTCCATACGCTGACCGTCAACGATCGGCACGGGCTGGTGACGGTCGAGGTAAATGGCCAGACGATGGTCATCACAGATATCTGCATGCGTATGCTCGACCCACTGGAAGGTGCGGCTGCACACGGTTTCGATCCGAAGAGCTTCGATCACGTGATCGAATACATTGACGAGCGCGGCAAGCTGGTGAAGCGCAAGCCGACGAAAACCCAGCTCGGCCACCTCGTCGGGAACAGCGTTCCCAAGAAAATGATCAGGCTACTCGCCGAGTGCAACGGGCGCTACGAATTCGTCCAGGCGGCGCAATGATGATGGAGGCCAGCGACCTGCAATGGCGTGACGAGATCTACCGGCAGCTAGCGAAGAGCGGTTCGGTGGATGTCGGCGCGATCTACCCGCCGCGCGCGCCTGGGCGGCTCTGGCGTTGGTGCATCTGGGTGACGGGAAGCGGCACGGCCGCGAAAGGGACGGAACTGCGAGAGGACGCGGCGCGGCGCCGGGTTGAGGAGCGGTTCAAGGGTTTTCTGGCTGCGGCGGGACTAGCGCCGAAAAGCCAGCAGGATTGAGACGAGGGCAATGACGATGAGCATTTTTGCGCGCGCGGCGGGGTGCGCGGGATTTGGAGGTGCCACATGAGCCATGAGGCGACCATGTGGGCCGTCAAAGTGCGTGGCATCAGCTGCACCGAAGCGCGGGTGCTTTGGCACCTGGCTGATTGCCATAATCCGATCTATGGCTGCTATCCCAAGCAGGACTATCTCGCCACTGCCTGCGAGATCGACGAGCGCTCGGTGCGCCGCTCACTGACCTCGCTGCGCGACAAGGGGCTGGTCAACTGGATCGAGCAGCGCGAAGGGAAAAACCGCAAGGCGAACCGCTACAGCCTCGGTTTTGAGCCGGGCTTCCGTGCGGCCGAGAAAGGCGATTCGGTCGAAAATGAACCGGACAATTTGTCCGCCTCAAGCGATGCGTCGACCGGACAGGATTGTACTTTTCAACCGGACTCAAATGACGCTTTGAACCGGACTCCTGAGTCCTCAATAGAACCTGTAAGGGAACCTGTAATAGAACCTGTAACGGAGAGAGGGAGCGCGCGCGAGGTTTTGGAAGATGATCCGAAATCACTGCGGAAGCGGTTCCAGGCGTTGATTGTTGGCCGGCAAAACAACCCATGGCCGGATGTGCTCTCCTCGGCGCCGGAATGGGCCTACCAGCACTTCGTCAAACTGTCTCCGGAAGAGCGGCTGCGGGCCGAGGATCGGCGCGACGCCTATCTCGCCGCCTGCCCGAAGCTCCAATCCGGCGAGCACAAGGGCCAGCCCCGGGCGGCAGCGCTCGGCGTCTATCTGCGCGACCGGATGTTCGATCTGGTCGACGCTATCGCGCCTCAGGCTGTCAGCCGGCAGGCCGAGAAGCGCCGGCAGGAGGAAAGCATTCCGGTCGCGCCCTTCGGGCCGATCTGGGCGGGCAAGCGGGCGCTGGCGCTGCTGGAAGGTCCGGTGCACATCGACCTGCCCGATAACCTGATCGAGCTTGCGGCTGAAACCTTCAATCGCCTGCGCCGCTCAAGCGACACCGTGGCCAGGTCTTGGGCCAGTCACCGCAGCATCACGGTCGACGGTAATGAACTGGTATTTCCGGACGATTACCGGGCGCAGGAACGGCGTCGGCGTGAATGTGACGGCGGATATCCGGAAGCGCATGCGCTCGACAAGCTCGCCAAGGATCGCGGCAGGGGCATGGCGGACCCCCGCTTCGCAATCCTCTCCGATCTCTGCGAGGCCGTGCCCGTGGGCTCGCAGACCTACGAGCAGTGGCGCGCATATCACCAGCAGATGAATTGGCCATTCGTGCCGGATCCCGGTTCGATGCGGGTGGTCTACTTTCCGAAGGGCGGGCCGGACGGGCTGGAAGCGTTCGAACGGGCGGCGAATGAAGCTTTGAGCATGGAGCGGGGCGATGACGATGCAGCATAGGAAGGGCGTTTTCGACGGCAGGAGCGTCACGGGTTTCGTCAGCGTGCCGAGGGTCGGCGGTGGCGAGGTGATGGTGCGGGCGACGTCGCTGACGAAACAGGACAGTGTGGCTGATGATCTCTTCCTGCGAATCGATCATCTGAACATGGCGTCTCGCGGCGCCGTTGAGCGGCTGCAAAAGGATGATTCGGCGCCTAAGCCGGGATGGTATTGCCTGCGGGTGATGACCGGGCGCGAGATCGCTGTGGAAAAACTGCTGGATGCAGGCGATGTGGAATCACTGGTTGTGATGACGAACGAGTGCAAAGTCGTGAGGCGAAAGCGCGTCATCGTCATGGCATCCAGGCCGGTGATCAGCGGCTATGTGCTCGTTCGCTGCTGCGCTATCCCCGCTGCGATCATGGGATTGCTGGCTGTCGACAACGTGCTCGATGTCGTCGGCGGGGCGATCAAGCCATGGCGTGCCGATGAGAAATCGATCAGCAAATTCAAGGCTATGGCCGAGGAGGGGAAGTACGACGGCGATAGGAAGATTGAACACTCGTTCATGCTGGAAGAGCAGGTGCGGGTCACTGACGGACCGTTCGCCTCGTTCAACGGGATCATCGTCGCGATCGATGACGAGCGAGGTTTTGTGACGACCGAAGTCGATATCTTTGGTCGGTCGACACCCGTCCAGCTGATGCTTGACCAGATCGAAAAGATATGAGCATGAATCCCTCCGTGGACGATCCTAGATCCCATGTGCGGGCTTTGAGTCGGTGGCGAGATCACCGGCAAACGAAGTGAAGACTTCGGAGCTGCTTGCCGGTAGGACCCCGCTTTGACAGCCTCCTGATGAGGCACAGAGTCAAGGCAAGTGCCACTGCATTGTTTGGAAGTTCGATGATCTATAAGCGGCCCAGCGGTCGGAAGTCACAGGCGGCCCATCGGGCCGCTTTTTACATTCGTAGAGCGTCGCAATCCCCTTGTCAGGTCACCGACCGCGGGTCCTCCCCGGCGAACGACGCAAAGCGGGTAGGGCGGCAGCGTGGGATTTTGGGCTGTGATTGCCGCAAGGCGCCTTTACGTTTTCCTTGTTGTTGTTGTTGTTTGAATGAGCGATCTGACCGAGAGCGAGATCCAAGCCTTATGCATTCGATACCCGTTGCCCGACGGGATGGAGGATTGCGTCATGTCGCGCGAGGAGCTGGCTGACGGCATGGGCGTTTCGCTGCCGACAGTCACCGCCTGGATTGCGAAGGGCATGCCGGTCACCCAGGAGGGCGGCAACGGGAAGGCCTATGAACTGCAATTGTCTGCCTGCTGGGCGTGGCGTCAGGCACAAAGGGCGGACGAGGATCTGCGGTCGGACAAGGTCAAGCGGGCGCAGGCGGCGATGCGCCTGGCACTCGTCGGCGGCGCTGCGGGCGACACGATCGAGGCACTCGACCCGAAGACGCGGCGCGATATCATGGCGGCGCAGATCGAGCAGGAGCGCTTCCAGCGCGAGCGCAATCAGCTGATGCGGCGCGACGACGTGCATGAGATGATGGAACTGGTCTATGGCATCATCCGCGACCGGATGAACGCAGCGCCAGACCTCATCGAACGGCGCAACGCACTTGAGCCGAAGGTGGTGCAGGAGTTGATCGACGCCTGCGACGACATCGTCTCCGATGTCCGAAGCGCAATCGATCGTTTCTGGCGCGAGCGGCCGGTGCGCGAAAGCGCTGGCGAGCGGCGCGACCTCTTCGATTCGTGATGTCGACCGTGTCTGAGGCGCGGCCGTGGGAGCGGTTCCTTCCGCCAGTCCCGCCGCCGGCTTTCGCCGATCCATGGGACCATGCCGCTGGACCGGCGCTGTCGGTGCTCGCGCCGGCGCGCCGCATCGACGTGCCGACCTGGGCGGCAAAGCGGAAGGTCTCGACGGCCGCCGGCCTGATAACCTGGCGAAACGACTTCGCGCCTTACATGGTCGAGCCGTCGAAGATGGCGACTTCGAGGCGTTACCGGGCGATCGCCTTCTGCGGCCCAGCCCGCACGGTGAAGTCGGAAAGCCTGATCCTCAACACGATCGGGCAGCGCATCGAGTGCAATCCGCGCGATATGTTGGTGGTCTGCTCGACGCAGGACACCGCAAAGCAGTTCTCAGAGCGCAAGCTGGCGCCGATGATCCGGGAGAACCGGCAGCTTGCGGCCGCGCAGCTCGCCGGCCGCGGCGCCGACAACATCCACGAGAAGCGCTTTGCGGGGAACATGAACCTGCAGATCCGCTGGCCGGTGATCGGCTACTTCTCGCAGAACGAATATTTCGACGTGCTGCTGACAGACCTCGACCGCATGACGGACGATATCGGCGGCGAGGGTTCGGCCTTCATCCTGGCGCTGAAGCGCATCCAGCATGCCGGCAGCCAGGGCAAGGTGATCGCCGAGTCCTCGCCGGGTTATGTGGTGACGGTCGATGACTGGAAACCGTCGACGGTGCATGAGGCGCCGCCGTGTGACGGCGGAATCCTGCCGATCTTCAACGCCGGCACGCGCGGCTCCTACTACTGGACCTGTCCGCATTGCGGCGATCCGTTCCGGCCGCTGTTCGAGCGGCTGCACTATGAGCGCAGGTCGACGCCTGGCGAGACGGCGCGCACGGTCGAGATGGTCTGTCCCAATGGCTGCTGCATCGGTCCCGACCGGAAGGACGAACTGAACCGGGGCGGCTTCTGGCTGCACGAGACCGCCGACGGACAGAGCGCCGTGCCGATCGACGATCCCGACGTGCGCGATACCGACATCGTCTCCTACTGGATGGAGGGGCCGGCCGCCGCACTGCAGACCTGGCAAGAGCTGGTGAGGGTCGCCGAGCAATCGCGCCGCACCTTCGACGAGACCGGCAGCGACAAGGACATGAAGACGACGGTCTTTCAGGACCAAGGTCGCCCTTATCTGCCGCAGGTGCGCACGGTCGGCGACGCCCTGTCGGCCGAGACGCTGAAGGCGCTGGCCGAACCCTATCCGATGAAGGTCGCGCCGGCGGCAACGCGGTTCGTCACCTATCAGGTAGACGTGCAGCCGAACCGCTTCGTTGTCCAGGTGGACGCCTGGGGGCCGGGGCTGGAGCGCTGGCTGATCGATCGCTTCGATATCCACGATGCGCCGGCCGGCGCGCCTGGTGCCGGCGAGCGGTCGATCGATCCGCCGCGCTACTACGAGGATTGGTCGGCGCTGTCGGAGTTACTCGACAAGGCCTATCCGGTCGCCGGCGCCGGCTGCGCGCTGTTACCGCGGGCGATCGTCGTCGACCTGCATGGCGCCAAGGGCACCACGGATCACGCCTATCACTGGTGGCGCCATCACCGGAAGAAGGGCAACGCCGGCCGCTGCTATATCCAGCGCGGCCGCGGTGGCCCGGATCGGGAGCGCGCCGTCTACAAGACACCCGAAAAGGTGCAGGGCACGAAGAAGCGGCGCAAGTCCGACCTGATGCTGATCGAGACCGGCACGGATCCGCTGAAGGACGAGGTGATCATGTCGCTTACCCGCAAGGAAGCAGGCCCGGGCAAGTATCATCTGCCGGAAGCGCTTCCGGCCTCGGCCTTCGAGGAATTCTGCGCCGAGGTGCGTACCGACGAAGGCTGGCGCGAACGCAAGAGCGGGTTGCGCAACGAGTCCCTCGACCTCGCCGTCTACGGCAAGGCGCTGGCGATCGTGCTCAAGGCCGAGCGGATCGACTGGAAGCGGCCGCCGATGTGGGCCGCACCGCTCGAGAAGAACACCTGGGCGGTGAAGATCGGCGCGGTCACGGTGACCGACAGCGATGCTCCAAATCCAGAGCCGGTGCCGGTCGCGGTCGTCGCGCCGCCGCAAAAGACTGCGCCTCGGCGGCGCGTCCGCCGCAGCGCCTGGATGGGATGAGGAATGTATCGGACGGCGATAGTGGCGATGGTCATGATCGCGTCGCTGCCTGCAGCGGCGAAAGTCGATCCCGTTCAACCGGAGACCGGCGCAATGCCACGGCAGGATCTGCCGCAACCGCGCGCCGGCATCACTTCCTGCGTTCTGCCAGTGCCGCCTGGGAAGAGGCGATGGATCACATGGTCCATCCGCAACAAGGCCGGCGCCATCGTCGCCGCCGGTGCGATGGAAATCGGGCCGCGCTGCGCACCAGCAGCTGGCCAATGACGAACTAGATTTTCCTACAGCAAGGCGAGGTCCATGGCAGACACCGTTGAAACGTTGACCGCACGGCGTGTCTCGATCGTCAAGGCGCGCGATTCCGGCGTGCTGACGGTCAAGCATGGCGACGAGATGACGACGTTCCGCTCGCTTTCCGAGATGAACCGGATCGTCGCCAATCTGGATTCGCAGATCGCCGCGCTCCAAGGAACGCAGAAGAAGCGTCTCCGCTATGCCTACCAGTCTGGGAAAGGTCTCTGAGGATGGTCGACGCCAAGCCGCGTTATCGCGTCGCCGCCGGACGGCAAGAGTGGAAGGCATCGACGGCGATGGATGCGTCACCTGCCGTGCGGTTTCAGCCCTTCGATGCCGGCCGCTCGTCGCGCCGGCTGAAGGGCCTCACCACGACGACGCAGGAGATCAACCGGCTGATCCGCTCCTATGGGCGGACGGTCGTCGCCCGGTCGCGCTATCTGTCGCAGAACAATCCCTACGCGATGCAGGCGAAGAAGGTCTTCGTCTCGGCGCTGGCGGGTTCGGGGATCAAGCCTTCGTCGCTCGCGGACGCCGACTTCAAGGCGAAGTTGCAGGAGGTCTGGCTCGACTGGACCGACGAGGCCGACGCCGACGGGCTCACCGACCTCTATGGCATGCAGGCGACGATCGCCTCCGAGATGTTCGACGCCGGCGAATGCTTTGTTCGGCTTCGCGCGCGTCGTCCCGAAGACGGGTTGACCGTGCCGCTGCAACTGCAGCTGCTGCCATCCGAGATGCTGCCGCTCAACGACAACCGCATGCTTGCCAATGGCAACTATGTGCAGATGGGCGTCGAGTTCAACGCGATCGGCAAGCGCGTCGCTTATTGGTTCCTGCGCCAGCACCCCGGCGCCGACCAGGTGAACTTCCGCAGCGGCTTCGCCGGCGAGCAGGTGCGCGTGCCGGCTGAAGAGATCCTGCATCTGTTCGACCCGACAGGCTTTGCCGGCCAGATCCGCGGCATCCCGCATACGCTCTCAGGCATCGTCGTTGCGGCGGTTCTCGATTGCTATGACGATGCGGAACTGGAGCGCAAACGTGTCGCCGCACTGTTCGGCGGCTTCATCACCACCGAGCTTGGTGACGATGCAGCGCCGCATCCCATGGCGGAAGGGATCGAGGCAGCCCAGGCCGCAGGCAAGGATTCGGCGATCGCTCTGGAACCGGGCGCAATGCTCGATCTCGATCCCGGGCAGGACGTCACTTTTGCCGAGCCGGCCGATGTCGGCGGTAACTACGAGGCGTTTGAGTATCGCAATCTGCTGCGGATGGCGGCCGGTTTTGGCGTGCCCTACGCAGCGATGACCGGCGATCTCCGCCAGGCGAACTATGGATCGATCCGCGCCGGTCTCGTCGAGTTCCGCCGGCGGATCGAGGCGATGCAGCACGCCGTCATGGTGTTTCAGTTCTGCCGTCCGGTATGGCGCCGCTTCATGGATGACGCCGTTCTCGCCGGCCGCCTTCCGGTCGGCCCGGCACAATATCTGGCTGCGCCACATGGATATCGACGGGCAAAGTGGATCGCGCCACGCTGGGATTGGGTCGATCCGCTCAAGGACCGCCAGGCCGAAAAGCTCGCAGTCGACGCCGGCTTCAAGGCGCGTTCCGATGTGATCGAGGCGGAAGGCTATGATCCGGAGGAAACGGATCAGCGCATCGCCGCCGACCGGGCGCGCGAGAAGCAGCTGGGCCTGAGCTTCGCGCCGGCGAAAGCGTCGCCGCCTGCCGCGGCCGCCAAGGAAGAAGACGACAAACCCGATCAAACCGGAGACAAAACCGATGGCGCATGAGATCCGGCGCGTGTTGCGCGCCTTTGCGGCACAGCCCTGGTTCATGGACCCGCGCAAGGCCGAACAGATCGTTGCTATGCTGGAACTGCGCGCTGCCAGCGGCCCGCGCTCCGAACCTTATCGTAAGAACAGCGCCGCAGTCCGTGAGCAGGTTCGCACGACGAAAGGCACCGTCGCGGTTTTCAATCTCTTCGGCCCGATTATGCCGCGAGCCGAGGCCCTCGAAGACGTATCGCAGCAGGCTGCCCTGCTTGTTCCGTTTCAGAAGGCATTCACCGAGTCCGCGGCTGACCAAACGCTTGCCGGGATGGTGATCAATATCGATTCGCCGGGAGGGTGGATGGACCTGGTGCCGGAAACGGCGGCGATGATCCGCAAGGCACGCCGTCCGGATCGTCCGATCGTCGCGGTGGCGAACACACTCGCCGCCTCGGCTGCCTACTGGATCGCCTCGGCCGCCGACGAACTGATCGTAACGCCGTCGGGCGAGGTCGGCTCGATCGGTGTCTACGTTGTGCATCAGGACATCTCGGAGCGGCTCGCCTCCGAAGGTATCCGCATGCAGTTCTTCGCCGAGGGGCCGCGCAAGACGGAAATCAACCCGTTCGAACCGATGTCGCAAGAGGCCGGCAAGGCGCTGCAGGCGCGGGTGCGGTACGGTTACGATCTCTTTGTCGCCGACGTCGCCAAGGGGCGGAAAGTCTCCGAGGCTGTGGTTCGCGCAGATCCCGAAAAGAGCGACAAGCATTTCGGGGGCGGCCGCGTCTATGGCGCGAAAGAGGCTGTCCGCCTCGGCATGGCCGATCGGGTGGCGACGCTCGACGAGACAATCACGCGTCTGATCGGCGGCGGCGCTCGGCAGAGCGCCCGTGCGGCGGCGGAGCGCAGTCGCTTCCTCTGAGGCATTCCAATTCATTCGGGCTACCCGTCGCGCCGGACGCGGGGAAGTAGCCTTTTCCAATCGTATCCGGCGAAAGGAGGCCGATATGGCCCATAAACTTGCCGAGCTCCGCGCGAAGCACAAGACCTTCAAAGATGAAGCCGATGGCATTTTCGCGGCGGCTGAAAGTCAGACGGACGGTGAACTGACGAATGTGCAGGAGCAGCGCCTGGCGTCGATCAAGGGCGAAATCCTGAAGCTCGACGGCGAGATCGATGCCGAGATCGCGGCTTTGTCGCCCGGTGGCAACCAGACGGCGACAGCTCCCACCGACACGCGCACGCCGGCCGAGGCAGAGGCCGCAGAGCGCAAGCGCTCGGCCGACATCATGGCTGCCTGCGCGATGGCCGGTAAGATCGACAAGGCCTCCGGCTTCATCACGTCCGGCAAGTCCCTATCTGAAGTTGTCGGCGTACTACAGTCGGAGCGGGCAAACGATTCCGACAAGAATCAGACGAATGCCGGCAATCCCACGCGCCATGGCAAGGCCGAGGCGAGCTGGGACAAGGCCGTGGCCAAGCACAACCAGAGCAACGGTTTCAAGTAAGCGCTGGATCACCAAACCCTTCCCTCCATAGCGGGCGCGTCCCGCCTTTCATGAAGGATCACAATCATGACCGTTTTCACGGAAGCCGCACACACGGCTGAATTCATCCTGTCCGAAGCCAATGGACACCGCTCGCGCGAGAGCGGTACGCTTGCCTCGGGCCAGAACCTCAAGGCCGGCACCGTGCTGCAGCTCAACGGCTCCAGCAAGCTCGTCGTTTTCGATGGCGACAACAACACCGCCGGCGACCTGATCGATCAGGCTGTCGGCGTCCTGCTCGGCGCCGGCGATGCGAGCGCAGGTGACCTCAAAGTTGCTTACATCGCGCGCGACGCCGAGGTGAACCTCAAGCTTCTTACCTATCCGTCCGAGACCACTGCCGGCGGCCAGAAAGCCGACACGATCGCGTCACTCAAGCTGCTCGGTATCATCGCCCGCGACTGATCGGTCGCGGCATCCTTTCCATCCACGATTTTGCCGCGACGCGGCTCTTTTACGACAGGAGCATTTCTATGGACGATATCTTCAAGGGCGACGCGTTCGGCGTCGTGGAACTCACAGACGCCATCAACAAGATTCAGTTCGTCCCTGGCCGACTGGGCCAGATGGCTATCTTTACCGAGAGGAGTGTCCGCACGACCTCGATCGCCATCGAGGAGAAGGGCGGCGTCCTGACCCTGGTTTCGCCGACCGCGCGCGGCGCTCCTGGCTCGACCCTCGATAAGTCGAAGCGGAAGATTCGCTCGATCGCCGTCCCGCATTTCGAGATCAACGATTCCGTGATGGCTGAAGAAGTGCAGGGTGTTCGCGCCTTTGGTTCTGAGAACGAGCTGGAAACGGTGATGGGGAAAGTAACGGAGCGGATGGGAGACCATACCGTTTCCTTCGCTGCGACCCAGGAATATGCCCGTGTCGGCGCGTATAAGGGTATCGTCACCTATGCCGACGGCTCTTCGTTGAATCTCTATACCGAGTTCGGTGTGGCGCAGCATGCCGAGGTGGATTTCGATCTCGACAATGCCAGCCCGGCCTCCGGCGCTCTGCGCAAGGCCTGCTCTGTCGCGACGCGTGATATGGCCGATGCGCTCGACGGCGTCCCGTTCTCCGGCGTCCATTCGATTTGCGGCAACGCATTCTTTGATGATCTGATCGCCCATCCCGAAGTCGTCGAGAGCTTTCGCGGCACCCCGATGGCCGAGGTGCTGCGTCAGGGCTATGTGCTGACGAACGGCCAGAAGATCTACGGCGCCTTCGAATTCGGCGGTATCATCTGGGAAAACTACCGCGGCACTGTCGGCGGCACTGCCTTCGTCAATACCAACAAGTGCCACCTGGCTCCGCTGGGTGCCCCTGGTCTTTTCCTCTCCTATTACGCGCCGGCGGACTACATGGAGACCGTCAACACCCTGGGCAAGAGGCTGTACGCGAAACAGTATGATATGCCGAACGGCAAGGGCCAGCATCTCGATACGCAGATGAACGCGCTCGAGCTCTGCCTTCGTCCGAACGCGCTCATTCAGGGCAAGCGTACCTGATGACCGGCTTCTGGACGGCGCCGCGGTGCTGGGAAGGCGAGACGGTTTTCGTTCTCGCCAGCGGGCCGTCCGTCAACAGCCTCGACCTGTCGCTCCTTACGGGGCGGCGGGTCATCGCGGTGAAATCCTCCTGGCTCACCTATCCAGCCGCCGACGTGCTGTTCTTCGCCGACGGCCGCTGGTGGCAGGACCCGGCCCTCAGGCCGAAGGCCTTTGACGGGCTGATCGTCTCTTCGGCGAAAGAGATTTCCGACCCGCGCGTCAAGCTGATGCACAAGGTTGAGCCCGGCGACCTTTCCGAAAAGCCGGATACCGTAGCGCTTCGGCGCACCAGCACGACGGGCGCGATCAATCTCGCGGTGCACTTCGGCGCAAGCCGCATCGTGCTGCTCGGTGTCGACGGCAAGGTCGCTGACGGGGGCACCCGCCATTGCCACGGTCGCCCGTGGCCGTGGCCACTTAAGGCCGGGTGCTTCGACGACCAGGCTGCAGAATACCGACAGATCGCCCCGAGCGCGGCACGCCTCGGCGTCGAGATCGTCAATGGCAATCCGGACAGCGCCATCGATGTCTGGCCAAAACGTCAGTTTTCGGAGTGTTTATGAAGCAGTCCATCCACATCGGTTTCGACCCGCGCGAAGCGAATGGTTTCGCCGTGACGCGGCGCTCGACGCGGCGCCAGTTGACGTTACCAATTCCGACAAGCGGTCTCGTGCTTGCCGACCTGAAGGCGAGGGGGCTCTACACGCGTCCGACCTCTCGTCGTGACGGGCGGCTCTGGGACGACATATCGGATGCGCCAATGGCGACCGAGTTTGCCTGCTCGCGCTTCCTGGTCCCGTATCTCAACGATTACGACGGCTGGGCCATTTTCATGGATTGCGACATGCTGGTGCGGACAAATCTTGTGCGCCTCTTCCGGCAGTGCGATCTGTCGAAGGCGGTGATGGTGGTCAAGCACGATCATCAGCCGACGGTCGATGTGAAAATGGACGGTCAGGTTCAGACCCGCTACGCCCGCAAGAACTGGTCGAGCCTGATGGTTTTCAACTGCGGGCATCCGTCCAACAAGGCCCTGACCGTCGACCTCGTCAATTCGGTTCCCGGCCGCGACCTGCACGCCTTCTGCTGGCTGAAAGATCACGAGATCGGTGCGCTCGATCAGAGCTGGAACTATCTCGTCGGTCATTCCAGCCCTGAGATCACGCCCGACATCGTCCATTTCACCGATGGCCTGCCGTCGCTGCCGGGCTATGAGGATTGCGAATATGCTGACGAGTGGCGGGCAGAGCTTTCGCGGTGGGCGGCATGACGCGATTTGCGGCGATCAGCACCTTCAATCGCGCCGGCCTCGATCTCTACGGCCGCCGGATGGTTCGGAGCTTCCACGAACACTGGCCGCGAGAGGTGTCGCTCCGGGTCTATTCCGAGGGCTGGGACGCGCTCGATTGTTTCGGACCGGAGGTCGTTGACCTTGCCTCGGCGTCGCCTTGGCTCGGCGCATTCAAGTCGCGCAATCGCAACAAGGCATTCCGCGGCTTCCGCTGGGATGCGGTGCGCTTCAGCCACAAGGCGGCGGCGGTGTGCCATGCGGCCAGCACGATCGATGCTGACGTGCTGATCTGGCTGGATGGCGATATCGTTACCCATGCCCCGTTAACGATCGGCGATCTGGAGGCGCTGGCTCCGGTCGGCGATGAATGGATTTCGTGGCTCGACCGGACATCGATGTATCCGGAATGCGGTTTCTACATGCTCAACCGTCGACACGAAAACCACCTCGCGTTCCTCTCGGCCTTCGATGCGATGTATGTCACCGACGCGCTCTATGGTCTCGCTGAGTACCACGATAGCTATGTGCTGCAGCAGGTGGTGGAGCGTGAACGGGCGGCGGCGAAATCGCTGTCCGGCGCAGGCAGAGCAACCACTCACCCGCTGGTCAACGGGCCGCTCGGGAAATGGTTCGATCACCTGAAAGGCACTCGCAAACGTGAGGGCCGTTCGCGGTTAAGCGACCTCCATACGCCGCGGCGGGAAGGCTACTGGCAATGAAAGAGATCCGTGGAATCTGGTTTCCGGACGGCGACACGCACTTCGCCGCGCAGCTGGCCCACAATCCGCTGATAGATGGTCGCGGGACTTATCAGTTTCGCAAGTACCAGGAGGCGCTACGCCATATTCTAGGTCGCGGTCATGCGGTCGATATCGGCGCGCATGTCGGCCTGTGGTCTCGCGTCATGGCGCTTGATTTCGCCAAAGTGACCGCCTTCGAACCGCTCTCCGACCATGTGGCGTGCTTCGAACGCAATGTTGCCGCCGTGCATGTGACGCTGCATGCTGTGGCGCTCGCCGAGAAGGCGGGTGAGGCCCGCCTCGGGTCGGGCGCCGCCAATAGCGGCAATGCTGCGGTCTCTGATGAGGGCGAGGCAGTGCGGGCACGCACCCTCGACAGTTTCCGCCTGAAGACGATCGACTTCGTCAAGATCGATGTCGAAGGATTCGAAGTGCCGGTTATTCTTGGCGGGGAAAGGACCCTGAGGCGCGAGAAGCCGGCGATCATCGTTGAACAGAAGCCGAACGGCAGCGCCGAGCGCTACGGGCGCGGACAATTCGACGCGCTCGAGCTTTTGAAGTCATGGGGCGCGCAAGTTGTCTTCGAGATCGGCGGCGATTTTCTGCTTGTCTGGAAATGATCTGGCTTTGCGTCACGCCGGAGCGGCGGCACAAGACCACTCGGATTATGGCGGCGCTGCAATGCGGCTCTGGTGGCCGCTGTCGAGTGGTCGAGGGACCGCCGCCGTCAGGTCAATCATTCGTGGTTTGGGGGCAGCGCTGGCTTTCCGAGAAGATTGTTCCGATGGCAATGCAATGTGGCTCTGACTGGTGGCATGTCGACAATGGCTTCTGCTGGCCGGCGAACGGTCGATCCGATGGCTACTATGCGATCACTTTCCGCAGCCTGTCGCCGCAGCCAATCGCCGACCCAGATCCGAAGCGCCTACCGCATTGCATGGCTGACTGGCGACAAGGCTGCAGCGGTCATGTGCTCCTTGCCTTGCCTGGGCAGTATTACGGGCGGATGCTCGGTCTCAAGATGGCGGCCTGGTGCGCCTCGATCGAGGACCAGATCCGGCAGCATACCGACCGCCCAATTCGGATCCGCGAGAAAGGCTGTCCACGGCCACTCGCTGACGATCTAGCGGGGGCCTTCGTGGTCGTCACGCATTCGAGCAAGGTAGCCGTCGACGCGGTGGTTGCCGGTATCCCCGCAATCGTCGAACCGACCAATCCGGCGGCGCCGGTCTGCTCGACAGATCTTGCCGAGATCGAGGCACCGAAGATGCCGGAGCGCGACACCTGGTGGGCCTCACTGATGGCGCAACAGTTCACGCTTGACGAGATGAGGAGCGGCTTCGCCTTCAGAGCGATGCAAGGGATGAAGGATCGATTCGATGGACTACGCAGCGCTGCTCTTTGATCCGGCCTATTCGATCTATGGCGTCGACGCTGTGCTGACGCTTGCCGATACCGCCGGAACGCAGGTTCCCCTTGTTGTCATCGACAAGACGGCCGGCCTGCCGATCGGGCCGAATGTCGAGATTGGCACAATCATTCCCGGCGCGATGCTGCGCGCCTCGGCCCTGGCCGATAACGGCGTCGAGCGTGACGTCCTCGATGAGGCGGCTATCGCCTTCAATGGCAAGACCTGGCGGATCGCCAGCTTTTATCCGAAGCCGGTGCCGACTGGAGAAGCGAACGGCGAAATCGTGCTCGTGCTGGAGGCGGTCGATGGCTGATCCGCGCGAACTGATCCTTGTTCGGCTCGGCCTCGTCATCGCCGGTGTCGAAGATGTCCGGAAGGTCAAGCGGAACGAGCTTGATCAGAATGAAAGCACGATGCCGCTCGCGGTGATCCTCGACGGCGACGAGACGGCGGACGACAGCGACCCGGTGTCGCGCCCGCCGACCGCGCCGCGCATCATGACCATGACGCCGGAAATATACATCATCGTCGCCGACAAGGCGGTGACTGTGGGTACGAAGGTCAACCTTCTTCGGAGCCGCGTCATCAACGCTATCGCCACTGATGCCGAGATTATCGCTCTCACGAAGGACCGTGAGGGCGGTCGTTACGAAGGGGCAGCCTCCGGCCTCTCTCGCGGCCGCTCGATGATGGGGGAGGTGGGGCTCTCCTTCTCGTTTCGATACGTCATTCGCCCCGGTTCCATCTGACGCCGGCATAGACCGGATTTTCAAGCTCTCGAAAGGAGACCGACATGCCTGCTTCTCCCAATACGCTCAACTATTTCATCGGCAAGGGCATCATCAAGTTCACGCCGACCGGCGGTGCTCAGCGCGATCTTGGCAATGCGCCGGAAATCGAAATCACGCCGACGATCGAGAAGCTTGATCACTTCTCGTCGCGCTCCGGTGTTCGCAAGAAGGACCGGACCGTGGTTACCGAAAAGGGCGCCACGATCCGCATCGTCCTCGACGAAGTGACTCCCGAAAATCTGGCGCTGCAGCTGATGGGCGAAGTTTCCACGTCCACCGACGGCACCAAGTCGTTCCGGATCATGAGCGAATCCGAAATCACCGGCGTAATCGACTTCACCGGCACCAACGATGTCGGCAATCAGGTGGATATGCATTTGCCGAACGTGTCTTTCGGGCCTTCCGGCTCGTTCAATCTGATTTCCGACGAATGGGGGCAGATCGAGATCACCGGCGACGTGCTGGCCACCGAACACACCGACGGAACCTCCGACTTCGGCCTGGTCACCTTTACCGACGCGGCCTGATCGTCCTCGCCTGCGGGCTCCCCATCATCGTCTAATCAGTATTGGAGGCCCGCATGGCGGGATTGCTTGATATCGCAGCGGTCGCTGAGACCGTTACCATCAACGGCACGAAGGTCGACGTTCCAGGCGTCTCGGCCAAGGGTATCGCGCATCTTCTTGCGCGCTTCCCGGAAATGCGCATGGCCATGACCGGGCGGGGCGTCGATGTGTCCCGCTGGCTGGAGATCGGCGGCGATGCCGTTGCCGCCATCATCGCGGCTGGAACCGGTCATCCGGGAGAAGAGGAATACGAGGCTGCCGCCGGGCGTCTCGGGATCGAAGCGCAAGCCGATCTGATCGCGGCGATCCTCAAGGTAACGATGCCGGGTGGACCCGGCCCTTTCGTCGAAAAGCTGACGGCGCAGCTGGGCCTCGTCGGCGATCTATCAAATATGGCGCCGGCTACGAAATCGCCGAAGGCGTCGAAGCACTGATCGCCATGGGGCACCCGCCCAATTCTGTCTGGTCCTACACGCCGCGTCAGATCGCCGGGTTCCTCGATTTCGCATCGACCTGGCTGAAGCGGGAACAGGCGCGGGACCTGGCTGTCGGATTCTCGGCGGCGCGCGGCAAGCCGCAGGATGTGAAGCAGCAGATGAAGGACCTGCAGAAGGAATGACGCTCAAACTCCTCTTTCGGGCCGTCAAGGGCGAATTCGAGCAGGCGCTGCAGGAAACGTACCAGCCGCTTGCGGAAGCGGGGCAGGAGACGATCCAGGAGATCGCCGACCAGATCAAGGTCGCGGGGCGGCAGGATATTGCATCGGCGGGCTTCTCGAAGCGGTGGCAGAACGCGCTCAGAGTCGATGTCTATCCGAAGGGCAAAGTGTCGCTGAACGCTGCGGCGCTGATCTATCACAAGATCCCCTATGCCGACGTGTTCGAAAGCGGAGCGACGATCCGCGGCAAGCCGCTCCTATGGCTACCGCTCAAGTCAACGCCAAAGAAAGTCGGTCGCTTCCGAATGACGGCGGATCGCTTCATGCAAGAGATCGGGCCTCTCCAAATCGTGAGGCGCGCAGGCGGCAAGCCTCTGCTTTTCGGCAAGATGGGCGTGTCCAGAAATCAGGCCGAATCCGGCGATTACGGCACAGTCACACTGGCGAAGCTTCGCAAGGGCGCCGCAAAAACAGGGATTATCCGGGCGGTCCCGCTCTTCGTCGGCGTCGACAGCGTCAAGCTGCGCGACCGGTTCTCGATCAACGAGATCGTCGATCGGGCCACCGACCGAATGGGCGAGGTGTTCGTGCAGAAGCTCGACAGGAAAGACGTCGATTAAGGCTTCGCGCGAAGCAGTCCCTTCAATTGCGTACCGGTGTTGCCGTACCGAGTCCAGCCGAGGAGGCAGACCTGGTCGGGACGGTCTTTCCTGATCCCCCAATGGTCCTCGGCTGCACGCTTCTTCATCTCGTCGACGGCTGTTTCGGCTTCAATGAAGTTCAAGCTCAGCAGATAGGATAGCGATTTTGCCTCGGGCAGGCTGAGCGACGGGCAGATGTCCGAGATCAAATAGGCCTCGCCCAGGTGATCAAGAAACTGGTCCTCTTCTTGTGAAAAGGCATTCGCCTGTGTCGCGGCGGCAAATATCGCCACTGCGAGAACGCAAGTTTTCATTCCTCACCTCCATGCGTGCGGATGATGCCGAAGATAAACGCAATAGTCGAATAATAAAAACGGATTACAATCTATGGCGCGCAAGACGATCAAACAGCGGATTTCGCTCGACGGCGGCAAGGAAGTCGAGGCGCAGCTCAAGCAGCTCGGCGACGCCGGCGAAAAGGCTTTCGACCGGATCCGCAAGTCGGCTGTACAGGCCGATTTCGCCAAGTTCGGGCAAAGCCTCGGCGCCCTCGGCAACAGCCTGCAGAGCATGGGGCAGCGCCTGGCGCTCGCCTTTGCCGGCATCACGACAGTGACGACGGCGGCGGCAGTCGGTCTCACCCGCCTCGCCAAAAGCGGAGCAGACGCTGCTGACGCTGCCGGCAAGGCGGCCCAGGCGGCGGGCCTGCAGATTGATGCCTACGGGCGCCTCGCCTTCGCCGCCGAACAGAACGACGTGGCTGCCGAAGCGTTCGGCGCGGCGATGTCGAAGCTCAACAAGGCGATCGGCGAGGCAGCGGCAGGCGGCAAGGAAGCGGCGGCGAAGTTTTCGGCGCTCGGCGTTTCGATCAAGGATACGCACGGGCGTCTGCGTCCGACGGAAGATATCGTCCATGATCTGGCCGGTGCCTTCGCCAAGCTGCCGGACGGTGCCAAGAAATCGGCGGCCGCGATCAACGTCTTCGGCAAGTCCGGAGCATCGTTGCTGCCGTTTCTGAATGAGGGCAAGCAAGGTCTCATCGACCTGGGACAGCAGGCCGAAAAGCTCGGTATCGTCTTCACCGCCGCCGATAGCGATATCGGCGATGCGATGGGCGACGCCCTGTCGGAGGTTTCCCGTGCCAGTCAAGGGATTGGCAACCAGCTCGGCCTGCTGTTCGCGCCGACGATCACCGCAGCGGCCCAGCGGCTGCGCGACGTGCTGATCGCAAACCGCGACGCGATCCTCGGCTTTGCCCGCAGCCTCGCCGATACCGCGCTGCCGATCGTCCAGGATTTCATTTCGGCGCTTGCCGGCGACGACAAGGCGGTCAAGAACATCTGGATCCTCGAGTGGCGCGACGCGGTCGTCGATTTCGGCAAGTCGGCCAAGGCGGCGATCACCGACATCTTCGTGCCGGCAATGCAGGCCTTCAGGAAGGTGCTCGACACGGCGGCCGAAGGGATTCGCCTCTTCACTGGCATCAATATCGACGGCACGATGCTGGCCATCGCGCTGGCGGTCGGGCAGGCTAGCGGCGCTTTCCGCGTGCTCTATGCCGCGATCGTCCTGGCAAAGGACGCGCTGCTGTTGTTGATGCGCAACCCGATCCTGGCGGCGGCAACGGCGATCGCAGCGGGCATTGCGCTCTGGGCAACGAGGACCGATACCGCGACGGCTGCCATGGAGCAGCATGAGGGCGTCGTCGGTCGCGTCGCAGAGGCCTACCGCAAGGCAGGTCTCGAAGTCGCCAAGATGACGCAGGAGGTGCGGGACCGCCTGCTGCTGGAAGCGAGAGACTCGCTCGATAAGACCCAAAAGGCGCTCGCAACGTCGCTCGACGAAGCGCGCGGCTCTCTCAGCCAATGGGATGGCAGCATCAGCAAACTCGCTGACCCGATGTTCGAACTTGTGCGTCAGTTCAAGGCCGGCACACTTTCGATTGAAGATTTTCAGAAGGGCATCAGCCGTCTCGGTGCAGCGGACCCGCGCCTGAATACGCTGGCGCAGCAGATGCTCCAGATCACCGACAATGCCGCCAAACTGAGCGGCTCTGTTCGCAAGGATGGTGACACGATCGCATTGCTCGAAGGACGGATGACCGATGCGGCGTTCCGGGCAAAATATTTCGCTGACCAGCAAAATGTCGTCGCCGCTGCAACCGCCGATGCCGGACAGAAGGTGGCCGAGACGACGAAGAAGGTCGAAGCGCTCGGGAAGACGATCACCGTTCATTCCTCGGACGGTGGCAAACCGGTGCAGCAGACGTTCGACCTGGTCGACGGGGTCGCCAAGGCGGCCGACGCGAGCAAGCAGTCGCTTGACGGCGTTTCTGAGAGTGCTGCGAAGGCAGGCGAGAACGTTGCCAAGGTCAAGGACGATGTTTCGAACCTGATCATCCACGTGCCCGACGAACTGAAGGGACAGCCAACGGTCGCCGATGCGATGACGCAAGGGCTGTCCGACGTTCCAGCCGCGGCGAAAGCGGCGGCCGACGGTGTGATCGCCGAAGTCTCTCGGGTGCCGCAGGCGGTAGCCGGTGCGCTTTCGGGCGGGGTCCAGCAGGGTCAGGGCGGCACGGGTGGCACCGGCGGCACTGGCGGCGACGGCACTCAGCAGCAGGCGCAGCCGACGGGCGGAATAGCCGATACGCTGGCCAAACCCTTTGAAGAGGCACGCGATCGGATCGCGGCGGCGCTTATTGCCGTGCCGACGGCCGTCACCACGGCGCTGCAGACGGTGCAAACGGCGGTGGCGGAAGGCGGCGCTGCGCTTGGCGATGCTCTTGTCACGCCTTTCGAGGCCATGGCGACGAAGATCGCCGAGATCCTCGAGCGCATGACGTCGGCGGTACGCGCTCAATTCGACGAAATGCTTGCTTCGGTGCGCTCGACTGTGGCGAGCCTGCAAAGCGCTGTCGCCCAGTTGGAATCGCTAGCGGCGCGGGCGGAAGCGGCGGCTGCAAGAGCGAAGGCGGCGACCAGCGGAGGTGACGGCAACGGGCTCGCCACCGGTGGACTTGTCGGACGGTTTGCCGGCGGCGGGCGGGTCTCGGGTCCGGGCACGTCGACCAGTGACTCCATACCGGCCAGGTTGTCTGCTGGAGAATTCGTGATCAGGGCCAGCGCGGTGCAGAAATACGGCGCGGCGCTCTTTGCATTGCTCAATGGCAAGCGGCTGCCCGCCGATTTGCTTGATCGCTTCAAGTTCGCAGCTGGGGGGCTTGTCTCCAGTCTGACCGGCGGAATGGGCATGCCGCAACTGGTGCCGGCCTTTGCCGAAGGCGGCCCGGTGGCAGCAGGCGGCGGCCGGCCGATCAATCTGACCTTTGACGGCCAGAGCTATCAGATGATCGCTCCTGAGGATGTCGCCGACCGCCTGGCCAAGCACCAGGGACGGCAGGGCCTGCGCAAGGCCGGCAAGAAGCCGAGCTGGAGGTAACGCGTCATGGCGAATGAAACCGTCCTCGTTCTCACAGGGATCGGCGTCGCGCCCTATTCGGCGCGCGGCCTCGAGCAGGACCTGCAGCCGATCGACGGCGCCGGGCAATTGCGCCGCACCGTCAATGGCACGCTTGTGGATCTTTCGGAGACGCAGCTGCGGAAATTTACTTCGACGATCTCAGGAACCGATCAGCTTGCGCCAGCCGTCAACGGCGTCTGGCCGGGCAGGATGGTCACCGTCGATTGCATCGCCGAGCTTTGTTATCCGACGTCGGGCGGTTCGCCGGATCGGTCGGTCGTTTCCGGTTCGTCGCGCATCGAAGGGGCAATGACCTATTACCGGCCGCAGCTCGCGATGATGGTGAAAGACTGGCAGCTGAGGCGAGACGAATACGGCGCGCAGGTCTCATGGACGCTCGAGCTCGAAGAGGTTTGACGCTTGGCTACCTATTATTTCGCTTGGGTCGACGAGACGGATAGCGACTTCGATATCGCTTTTCTGCGCGAGGACGAGGAGGTTTTTGCCTTCGAGTTGTCGCAGGCGGAAGGCGAATTCGCGGCGCTGACGATCGATATCCGCAATCCAGGGGTCGGGCTGCTCAATCCATCACGCAAGCAGTGGGCCTGGCTGTCGGCCGATTTCGGCGATACATCAGGCGGCCAGCCGTTGTGTTTCGGCCGCCTCGTCGGCATGCCGGAAGATATCATCGGCAAGGCCGTGCGCCTGACATTCTCGGCCCGGCCAGCTGATTTCGCCGATCGCAAGGAAACTGCGGCCGCGGCTCTGAAGGTTGCGCCCTATTGGGATCCGGTATGGGTCACACCGGAGCTGGCCGACGATCCGGATGCGGTGCTCGAAAGCCGCTCGGCCCTCTGGCACATCGACCGGGTGAGCCATGCGGTGACCGCTTCCGACATCCTCGAGGCTGAAGATGGGCTCATCGATCTCGGCGAGGATGTGTTTCGCGATTCGATCGAGCTTTCCTTCGGCTCGGCGCCGGCGACGCGGATCGACTGCGAAGCGACGGTTGGCTGGGATCAGGCCGCCATCGGCAGCTATGACCTGAAGCCGGCCCTGCTCGCGGCATTCGTTGCTGCCGGCACCTCCACGGGTGGCGTCATCTCTTCGTTCACCGGGCAGGGGCTGATGGAGGACTGGCCGAGCCCCGGCACCAATATCGGCGGCGGCTGGTCGTTCGGGCAAAGTGCGGTCACCCGGCTCGACGGATCGGTGCTGCCCGACGATTTCGAAACGCAGATCTTCAGCGGCACGGCCGATTTCTGGGGGCAGAGGGCCGACTGGCCGTGCTGGAAGATGCTCCCGACCCTGATCGCGAAATACGACGTGTCGCGGACCCGGCGCGAGGTGGTGCGCTTCACGCTGACGTCGGATGCGCAGGCCTTCATCATCGATCCCGATGATTCAGAGGCGCTTGTCGTGACGCTCTCTTCGGATCTCGTCGGCGAGGCGATCGACCCCGGCAATGCCTTGCCGATCGGCTCTCGCCGGCGGCGCGCCTATTTCCCGACAGCGCGCGGGCGGCAATCGGTCGATTATCTCGTCGCGGTCTGCCGGGCGCGGCTCCGCGGCCGTGCGAGGTCGGTCGAGATCAAGGGCGAAACGCGGCTCATCAACGGCGCCGGCTTCTCCTGCCGCAAGGCGATCCGCGTCGAGGACCAGCGGCTTCCCGGCGGATCCGCGACGGGCAAGATCATTTCCTATTCGCTGTCGATGGACGGTGACAGCGGCGAGGCGGTCGCCTCCTTCGTCATCGGCTGTTCGGTCGGCAAGGGCAATACGATCTCGGCTGCAACGGGCACGCCCGTCTATGTCGACGCCGGTTATGTCGAAACCGGCTGGCAGCGATATGAAGGGGCGTCGTCGGCCGTCGTCTCCGACGAGGTGACGGTGTTCGATTATTCCAACGTGCCGCCGAATGATGACGGCCTCGACTTCGATCACCTGACGCAAGCGCAAGTGCTCGATGCAATCACCGTCATCAACGGCGAGACCGAACAGCGGGCGCTGATCCAGGCTTTCCACTCGTCCTTTTCGGAGGTAGCGGCGGCGCTGGATGAAGCCTTTACCGAGATCGACCTGACGCTGAAACCGATTTCCAAAGGGCCTTTCGAGACGGTTTACGACATTACCGTCAGCGACCTGGCACTCCCGAAAACCATTGATCTGGAAGCAGCCTGATGACGTTCGGATTTGGCGGAGGTTACGATTTTCGCAATGTCGACGGCGATCCCGGCGAACGCTTCCTGGCGCGTCTTCTCGCCCGCAAGCCGAGCGAAGACGAGGATGCCGAGGCGCAGGTGCGCTGGGGCAAGGCGTCGTCTTTCGTGCAGCAGCTCAAGGGCGAGAAAATCCTGCCGACGATCCAGATCGTCAACTGGCCAGATTTTCCCGGCAACGACAAGGATGACGAGGAGGAGCCGGTCATCGACTGGCAGGAGCTGGCGCGCACCACCTCCGATGTGCGGGTCGAAAACCCCGACGACAGCGACCAGTATGTTATCGTGCAGCGGGTCGAGACGATCACCTTTCAGACCCCTGAGGGCAAGCGCATCCGCCTCAACTTCAAGAACGAGGAGGCGAGCTGATGCCGGGTAGTGTTGGGAATCCCGTTGTGCTCGATCCCTTCCGGACGATCATCGAGGTTGGCTGGAATTTCGTCACGCACATTGCGGTCAAGGTTGTGGTCGTCGTCGATAATTTGGGCGGCCATACTTCGGTGCCGCTCGACGTGCCGAATTATGAAGACATCACTGTAACCATTCCAGATGCGGATTGGGACGTGACGTGGCTCATCGTGCCGGCCGACTATGCTGCACATCTGCTCTTTGTCGGGTCCGATGTATATCAATCGAACTATCAGCAACTTTTCGGCAAAGACATTCAGACCGCTAGCGCCTGGAAAAAGAACTCCAGTTCGCCGGCAGGCGGAAGCTGGATCGCGCTTGATGCAGATGATTACACCTACACCGGCTTGCCCGACATGGAAGCCACGGGGCCGGTGAATATTCAGGCGCTCGTCAATAGCCCTGCTTACACGCCTTATCCTGATGTAGGGTGGCAAGACGAGCCGGGCGGCACCGGCGACGGAATGCATATTCCCGGCGACGACACCAAGATTTTCGATCAGGTTCCAAACCCGTCATGGCGGTTTTATCTAAATGCGATTTGGAGCGAAGGCCCATATTGGGCGCGGGGGCCGGGATCGTCGAAGGGTTACGGCGGTTATACTTCGCACTTTGAAACGGACATTATCAATAAAGTCTTTTCCGACGCGACTTTCACCATCACGCACAAAGGCCAAAACTATCGGCCGGTGGCGTCGTATTTCGTGCCAGGCGAACCGGACCTATGGGTCCTGCTGAAAAAACAAACCTCATGAGCGCGCAATGATAACCTATCGCACATCGGGCGCCTGGGGTGCCGGCAAAGGTTCCAATCTGACACCAGCCGAGGTCGACGATAACTTCTATGATCTCGACGGCCGTGTCACCGAGCTCGAGGACAATCCGCCGAGCCCCAACCAGATCGCCGACATCACCCAGTCGGGCAATCAGATCAGCATCGTCATGGACGATGCATCGACCTTCGGGCCGTTCACGCTGCCGCGGTCGTTGTCGCGGCCATCGATCACCACCGTGGTTACCGGCCTGGAGCTGACGCCCGATACGACGCAGATAGGCTGTTATTTCCGCTGCACCAACAATTCCGGCTGCGAGGTGACGATCAGCGATGTGCCGTCTGCCTTCCCGATCGACAGCGAACTCTATTTCCGCCAGGCGGGCAACGAGCAGCTTTCATTCGATCCCGGCGTCGGCGGCACGCTGAATATCCCGACCGGCTACAATGCGTTCTCTGCCGGCAAGGGTGCGGTTGTCATCGCCAAGAAGGTCGCCGATCTCGTCTGGGATTTATTCGGCGACCTGGAGCCGACCGGCGGCGGAGGAGGTGCGACGCCCTTCGAACTGATCGTCGCTGCCAGCGACGAGACGATGGATATCACCACCGGAACCGCCAAGGCGACCTTCCGCATGCCGGCCGGCGTGACGCTGACGGCCGTCCGGGCATCGCTCACCACGGCCTCGTCCTCCGGTGTCGTCACGGTCGACATCAACGAGGGCGGGGCGTCGGTCCTCTCGACCAAACTCACGATCGACGCCGGCGAGAAGACATCAACGACGGCGGTGACACCGGCCGTCATCTCGGATGCATCGCTCGCCGATGACGCGGAAATCACTATCGACATCGATACGGCAGGCACAGGGGCCAAGGGCCTCAAGGTGGTGCTGATCGGAACCCGGACATAGGTCATGAGTTTCCTCGTCAATTCCTATCGCTACCTGTCCGGGTCGGTAGGCGCGGCAACGGGCGCGTCAAGCGGAGTAGCGACCAGTGCAGCGGTTGGCGCTAGCGAAGCGGCATCTATTGCTTCGGCAGCGGGCGGCTCGACATCTGAGGCAGTAGCTGAGCTTCCCGGTGCTGCAGTCGGCTCCTCCACTGGCACCAGCACAGCACAGGCTGTTGGTGCATCCAGTGCGGACGCGACCGCTGACGCTGCGGGCGTCGCGACCGTTTCCGGCGTCGGGCATTCTACCAGTGCAGCAAATGCCAGTGTCAATGGCTCAGGATCGGCTTCTGCGGTCGGTACCGGGATAAGCCCGGCGGATGGAAGTTCGGCCGGCGTCGGTGCCGCCTCCGGCGTTGGTTCATCTGTCAGCCTAAGCTGGCAGGTTAACGCGTCTGCGACATTGACCATCAACGGTACTGGCTTTGGCAGTACGACAATTCGCCAGCGTATCGCGAGCGCTCAAATCTCGAACGCAGGCGGCGCAAAGGTACGTGTTACCCTCAAGGCGGGCTCGACCGGCGGCTTCACATGTGACGCCGCGTATATCGGTCATAAGGCAGCTAGCGGTGACGACTACGACTTCGAGTCTACACCGACACAGCTAACTTTCAGTGGCGGCAGTGCTAGCGGAACAGCGGCAACGGGGGCGTCAATCGTTACGGACGAAATCAACTTTGCCGTTCAGAGCGGTAAGGATCTGATTATCTCCGTACATTTCACTACTTCAGGCGTCGTATCCCGCGCCACTTCCGGTGCAACGGGCTGGCAGTGCTACCGAAAGTCTGCGAGCGACGCCGCTACCGTGAACGCCACTGGCTACACCACGATTGATCAGGCCGACTGCGTCACCAAGGTTGAATCTTACGTCTAGGCAAACATTCAAGCCGGACATTTATCGAAAACCAAGCAAAATCTTCTGCTTAGAGGAAAGGACAAGACATGTCTAAGGGCAATACTTTTGAAAATGATTGGCTCAAGCTAATCTTCAACGCGACGGCCATCGCCAATATCGCCGACAACGCGGCCTCTTCACCGCTCACCAACCTTTACGTCTCGCTGCACACTGCAGATCCTGGCGAGGCTGGTGACCAAACGACGAGCGAGGCGACTTACACTTCCTATGCTCGGGTCGCCGTCGCCCGCACCTCCGGCGGCTTCACGGTCACCGGCAATTCGGTGTCGCCGGTAGCCAATATCGACTTCCCGGCCGCGACGGGCGGCACGAACACCATCACCCATTTCGCCATCGGCACGGCGTCATCGGGTGCTGGCAAGCTTCTGTATTCCGGCACCGTCATGCCGAACATCTCGGTCTCCAGCGGCGTGACGCCACGCCTGACGACGGCGTCGACCGTCACCGAAGACTGATCGACGACGTCGATGCGCGCGAGGCTGTCAATATCCTCAGGAGTGGCTTCTCGAACTTCTCGTGGATACGCCAGGAGAGCAGCAGGGAGGCCGCGACACCGACCGCGATGATGATATCGGGCGGCAACGGATAGAAAATCCAAAGCGTCAGCAACGCGGAAATCGGGACCGTGTGGAAGAGATAGAGTGTATAGGACGCATCTCCGAGGTAGGTCCAGACGCTCTTTCCGGCATTGACCGGCATCGTGCCGTAAACTACCAGGCCGGCGGGAATGCCGTAGACGACGACCCGCTGAAATGCATCCTCGCCGATCAGGAAGTCCAGTGTGTTGCCGTCGGGGGCGATGCCGAGTGGGCCGGCTGCGACAATTGCGAATGCGCCGACCAGTATGCCCCATCTCGCGCCCTTGATTAACGGCGCGTAGGCGAGGGCGACGCCAATCATGAACTCAAGGATGATCGGGTTGCCGAGGAACTGGAAGATCGGGGCCGTCGACCGGAACGCCAGTGAGAAGGCAAAAACCCCTAGGATCGCCGGCAGCAAGCGCCGATTGACGAGGACAAGCGTCGCGGCGCCATAGAACAGCATTTCGAAACAGAGTGTCCATGCGGCAGGAAGCACGGGCGCGGCCATCTCGTCAAAGGCCGGCCAGAGGGTGACAGTTGCGATCGTCTCCCGCCAGCCGAAGCCGGATTTCGCAGCGATAAGTGCTGCCGGGATCGATGCGAGATAGTACATCGGGAGGATGCGGCGAATTCGTTTCCATGCGAATTGCTGCCATGTCAGGGCGCGGGCTGTCCTGGTGATGATGACCCCGGAAATGACGAAAAAGATATCGACGCCGGCCGTGCCCGCAACCTGGATCATCGGCGGGAAAACGCCGCTTGATCCAGTGGCTTGGTAGGCGGTTAGCGCCGCATGCAGGTAAACGACCATCATTGCGGCAATGAAACGCAGCACCTGTAACGACCAGATCACGATTGTTCCCTCAACCCCAGCCTGCAGGAACGATGACTCCGGCTGCGGCAAATTGCAACCTTCCGCATCACCTATCCTTAACGAGGCGATTTCATGAACATCGATGACCTGAAGCGGTTTGCCCCGGGCGGCAAGCCGGTGATCCTTGCCGGCCTTTCAGCGGGCAGTGATGATCTCCATGCAGCCGGCATCGACACGCCGCTGCGCATCTGCCATTTCATGGCCCAGATCGCCCACGAGAGCGACGGCTTCCACACCATGACGGAATATGCCTCGGGTGCGGCCTACGAGGGCCGCGACGATCTCGGCAACTCAGAGCCTGGGGATGGCCGGAAATTCAAGGGTCACGGCCTGATCCAGACGACGGGGCGCACCAATCATCGCGAATTCACGGCCTGGGCGACGTCGCACTATCCGGGCTGCCCTGATTTCGAGAAGACGCCGGAACAGCTGGCGCAGATGCCGTGGGCGCTGCGCTCGGCCATCTGGTATTGGACCGAGCGCGGTCTGAACCGCTGTGCCGACAAGAACGACATCCGTGCGATCACCAGGCGCATCAACGGCGGCTATAACGGTCTTGCCGATCGGCGCGCCTGGTTCCGCAAAGCCGTCGCCATCTGGGGCGAGGGCGGGGTTTCGGAAATCGGCGGCAAGGGCGTGGCGTCGAGCAACACCGGCAGGGCAGCATTGCTCGGCGGCGGTGTCTCTATCGCTGGCCTCGGTTCGCAGGCCTATGAGGTTTCCAATCTCGTCAACAGCGGCCGCGACATCTCGGATGCGATCGGCATACCGCTGATCACGCTGGTGCTGTTCGTCGCCGTGCTCGGACTGCTTGTCTACATCTTCTGGGACAGGCTGTTCCTGTCGAAGTGGGAAGGTCTATGAGCGCGATCATCGCTTTCCTGCTGCGCACCATCGGCGTCGGCGGCTGCGCCTTCCTTGCCCTCTATGTCTACGACTGGGGCCTGCCCGGCGCCGCGCGCATTCCATATATGTCGAGCATCCCGATCATCGGCGATCTGACGACGGGCAGGGCGCATTCCTACGCGGCCGACCAGGTGCGGATCGCCACCGCGGCACAGAGGGCGCAATGCGATGCAAGGCTCGATAAAACCGTCTCGACCTTCCAATACGAGGCATTGGCCGCGCAGCTGGCCGAGGAGCGCAGACGGCGCTTGATTGCCGACCTGCTGACCACCGAGGCGTCAAAGCGCACCGAGGCGGCCGTGCGGGCGAAATCGGAGGCAGAGGCCGCGCTTGAGGCGCGCATTGCCGCTGACACGGATCCGGACGGCGGCCGCTGGACAGAGGAGGATGGTCGATGGAATGGAAAGCGCTGATTTTCATTCCTGTCGCCTTGCTCCTGATGAGCGCCAAGGGCTGCCAGACGACAGGGGAACGGGCGAGCGCTGCCGCTGAGGCGACGGGGCGGACGGCGGCGGCCGTCGACTTCCCGAACCTGCCTGACGCGTGCACAGCGCATGTCGACCGCGTCAAGCCGAAGGTTGGCGAGAAGTTCCGCTGGATTGAGAACCGCTGGGAGGTGACGGCGGACAATCGCGATCGGCAGGCTGACGACTGCGCCGCGTGGGGACGCGATATGCAGACGCGCTACAGCTTACGCTGAAACCATCGTATCGACTGACGCATTGAGGGGCAGTTGCAGGACAGGGGAAGGGGCAGGGGAATTGACACCAACGGATGAAGGTTCAATGCACCGTGAAATCGGAATGCTTACAGCAAAGGTCGACATCATCCTGGAAGGGGTGCGGAGATCCGAAGAAAAGGCCGACATCAGCAGGGCGTCGATGCATCGGCGGATGGATGAGATCGTCGATCGGGTGAGCAAGGTCGAAACGGCGACGGTGACATTCAAAGAAGACATCGACGAGATGAAGCCGACCGTGGATGATGTGAAGATCTGGCGTCAACGTGGCATCGGAGCGCTGGCGATCGTGGGGGTAGGGGCTTCAGCGATCACCTTCATCGTCACCAAGTTCGGCACTGCGGTTCTCGCCTGGGCGACCAGCCGGTAACTGGGAATTTTACGCCTGCTACGTTTGCACTGGTCGATTCAAATGGTTATTGGATAGGACTGCGAAGGGGCGAAGCATGACGGCATATAATCTCGGCAAGCTAGTAAGGATCGAGCTTCGTGATATCTGGATGAGTGAATCATCTCACTTCACACCATGGCTGGCGCGCGAAGAAAACCTTCTCACACTTGGCGAAACGCTTGGGCTTGACCTTGAACTGGAAGCGCAGGAGACAGCCGTAGGGCCGTTTCGCGCCGACATACTATGTAAGGACATCGGCACCAATGCTTGGGTGCTGATTGAGAATCAGCTTGAGCGCACCGACCACTCTCATCTTGGGCAACTGTTGACATATGCCTCTGGTCTTGAGGCCGTGACAATCGTGTGGATTGCCGCGCGATTTACGGAAGAGCACCGCTCCACACTCGATTGGCTGAACCGCATCACGGATGAAACCTTCCGGTTCTTTGGGGTGGAGGTAGAGCTTTGGAGGATCGGTGACTCGCCGGCCGCTCCCCGCTTCAACATCGTGTCCAAGCCCAACAACTGGAACAAACTCGTCACCCTGGCCGCACGAGCCATCGACGAGGCTGAGCTTACTGGCACTAAGGCACTTCAACTGGCTTACTGGAGTGCATTGGGCAGCGTCCTGACGGCGAAGGGTGGGGCCCTGGCCAGAGAACGCAAGCCGCAACCGCAAGCATGGATGTCCTACTCAATCGGACGAAGTGGTTTTGGGGTCCATGCTGCAATTGTGCGCCCGAAGCGACAGGTTCGCGCCGAGCTTTATATCTCCAATGCGGACGCCAAAGCATTTTTCTATCTGCTCCGTGAGCAAAAATCGGAGATCGAGGCGGAACTCGGCTATCTTCTTGATTGGGACGACCTGCCCGACGGGAGAGACACTCGGATATCGACGCCGCTCAGCGGGATCGATCTGGAGGATCGAACGGATTGGCCTCGCCAGCACGACTGGCTAGCCGCGCGACTGACCGAGTTATACCGTGTGTTCGTGAATCGCGTTAAGCGACTCGATGCGAGTGCTTGGCAGCCCGAGGATGCGCCTGAAGCCCAGAGCCCTGTCGTCTAGGCTCGAATCCCCATTTCATTTATGCTTTTGATTTCCGCCAGGCGGCCGCCCAAGGTTCAAATTCCGAGCTATCGCGAATTGGCCGGCCAGCGGATATCGAATTCCACGCCGAGGTTGCCCTCCAGGCCTCATGCTCGCGCTGGCGGTCGTCTTCGCGAAAAAATGGCGCGGTCATGACTGTGACTTTCTCCTTGCACGTCGGGCAGCATATGACCGAGATTTGACCATAGACGGCGTCCGGGTCGACGCCGTGACATCGGTTCAGCTGCGGCGTGGCATCGTCAATCATCGGTCGGGCCTGGTCCTTCAAATGGACTTTCTGGCTCATCGACGAAATGCCCGAACCTTAGCTTGGCCGCCTTCACCCCGCATACGCACCTCAATCGCTTCTCGATCTCCTCGACGAGCGCGTGCTTTAAGCTGTCCGGCAAGCTGTTTCGGTCGAACTCGTGCATTGCGCCACAGGCAGTGCACTCGACCATGATGTCCAGGTGCTGCGGGCAGACGTTGATATATCCTGGCGACCAATTTGGTATTTGTTGAAATCGGCGCATGTGCTTCCTCGCAGGGATCGACGCCGCATGTCGATAGATTTAGTTTTCGCTCCCGCCCGCAGGTTGCTAATATGTTCTCGTCTTGGGCGGAGTCAATAACACAAATTGGGCAATTGCTTTTTACGGGATTGCTGATGGGATGGCGGGCATGACGAAGCCGCCGAAACCAAAGCCGCTCCTGCAGGATGCTGACAAGCCGGTTCGATCCCGGCCGCGCAAGCCGCGAAATCCCGCGCAGCCGAACCTCCCCCTCGACCCCATGCCGGATCGCATCGATCCATGCCTTGCTCTCCTGAAGCCGAAGCCGCCCAAAGGGCCGCAATGGACGTTCGAGGTGAAGTGGGACGGCTATCGCCTGGCCGTGCACATCGAGCCGTCGGGCCTGCGGATCCTGACGCGCGGCGGCCATGACTGGACGGATCGCTTCCCGGCGATCGCCGCCGAGGCGAGGCGCCTTCCTGTCGCCACCGCCATCCTGGACGGCGAGGCTGTCGTGCTCGACGAGCGCGGCCGCTCTGATTTCGGATTACTGCAGCAATCGCTCGGCGGCCGCGGCGGCAAGAGGTCAAGTGACGCGATCTTCCTAGCCTTCGATCTGCTCTATTTCGACGGTCACGATCTCAGGAGGTCCGAACTCGACGTGCGCCGGCATCTGCTCGAGGATCTGGTGCCGGCCGGCGGGCAGGGGAGTATCCGGCTATCGGAGGAGGTGGACGCCGACGGCGATGTGCTTCTCCGCGCCGCATGCGAACACGATCTCGAAGGGATCATCGCGAAGCGGCGGGACGCGCCCTATCGCAGCGGCCGCCTCGGCGACTGGCTGAAGATCAAATGCGTTCAGAGCGACAGCTTCTTCATCGTCGGCTACGAGAAATCGACGGCGGCGCGCGGCCAGGTCGGCTCGCTGCTGCTTGCCGGTCGGAAAGGTGACCACCTGGTCTATGTTGGATCTGTCGGGACCGGCTTCACGGAGAAGGCTGCATCGCAGCTACGCGAAATGATGGACAGGATCACCCGCAAGACGCCGGCGATCAAATATACCGGCCAGCGAAAGAACGTCGTCTGGCTGCAGCCGACGCTGATTGCTGAGATCGAATACCGAGCTTGGACGGATGACGGGAAGCTGCGGCATTCGGCATATAAGGGGCTGCGGGAGGTGCAGGATGGTGTCACGGTCTATGACATAGCATAAGCTCTTTCAGAGCTCTTCTACAGGGGCAAGCGTTCCGCCCCTTTTAAGTGGGTCCAATAGAGGACGAAGTTTTGCCCAGTTCTTTAGGAGCCCCTTACCATACTCAACGCCTTCTGCGCTGTAGGCAAGTTTCACACCGGCTGCATCGACGGGCTTGCCGGTCAGGCGAGCGAACGCCTCCTCACCGAATTCAATAACCGGCAACACCATTTGATAGAGCTCACTAGAGTCACGGCCGGTATCTTTGCTGAGCGCGGCAAACCAGGCTCCCATGAAGAACCATTGCCTTAGAGCCACCGGCGGATAATTGCGATTATCCATATCCTCCAGACTGACCAGGTCATCAAAGCAACGCATTGTTAGATAAACGGCAATGATCCGGATGATCAGGTAGGTACTTCCTTCTCCGAAATCCTTTTCCCACTGTGGATTCGGCGGCAGCCACTCTCTTTCTGGAAGCGGATTTGTCGACATCATCCGCCCGGCGAAAGAATCGGCGTCCATCTCAAGCGTCTGTCTGTCGATCCCGCTGAGCGGAAGCTTCTCAGCGCGCTCGATCTCCGCAAATACTCCAACTCCATAGCGTTGGTGCATCAGGCTCGTGTGACCGTTCCAGACGTGCCCAAGTTCATGATGGAAGAACCAGTCTAAAGCAACAGTCGTCATCAATACCGACAGCCGTTTTCTAACTTCGCTCAT